CGCATGATTTGGTGGTAAAGGTCGTCATTAGCTCCTCCAAAAATATTAAAAGTACCCTTAAATTCCATACCATGTTCAAGTAGGATACAATCGTACGTTGACCAATCAGTTTCAATGTCAGTAATAACATCTACTGTTTCGAAACCCAGGTTTTTAATCTGATTTGCTAAATGAAATGCCCAGCCAGATTTATGCGAGCTTTCCTTCGGACTTAATTTACCGACTAATGCTGCGATCCCGATTCGAGTCGACTTTTCGGTAATATAGTCTGTTAAATACTTAAACTCAGACATATATATTATTTAAGAGGTGTTTCTGATTCTCCGTGGCCGTATTTTTCTATGTAATTATCAAGACCTCCGATATATGCCACAGCGTCTAAAAGATTGTCTTGTTTGTATGAATAGGAATGTCTGCTTAGTTTAAGTGCAACCAGTGCAGCGTACATGTCTGATCCGTTAAGATCTTTACCTGTCATGCCGTTAAATACCATTGCAGCCCTACGCATACCTTCTTCGAAAGGGCCATACATACGTTCTTTTTCTTCTGAACGTTCGTTAACAATTTTGTTAGCTTCTTCTAAAATGTTTGATTTGCTCATAATACGTGTTTATTATTATATGGTGTATTTTTAATTTGTTTAGTTTTATTATTAATCATTGTCTTTATTGGTGTTTATGTCTTTTTTCCAAGACTTGTCCTTTCTATTATATTTAGATTCGTCGCCATGGTCCTTTTGAATCATTTTACGACGTATCATGGCAGCGAGATGCCTCTCGTTGTATCCATCAATATCTTTTTTCTTCTTTGCCATCTCGGTCTATCCTTTAATTATACTACTAATATAACAAAAAAAGGCCAAACAAAAAAATGTTTGGCCAATTATTTTTAAAAAAAGTTATTAACAACCTTGGATCTAGTAAGATAATTTGTCTTCTATTTGTTTTCTTTTAGTTTTTAAAGCATCAATACGATCTTCGATTGTGTTTAGTTCACCGCCGTATCTATTAGCATCGTCATCAGACCATTCTGCGCCCATTTGCCCAGCTTCGGCTTCCATGTCTGCATACAATTGAGATCTATCTGAAGTTAAATCTTTAAGTTCATTTGCAATATCCCAAAGTTGATCTTCTAGTGCATCTCTTTGTTTACCATAAACTCTTTTCTTTTTGTCTAGAGCTGCTTGGGCTTTTTTAGCTGCCATGGTTGATTTCATTGCTCTCATTGCAATTAAAACTGGATCATTGATATCTGTTGCCTCTTCAATAATTTCATTTGATTCGTCCACTAGAGATCTTTGTACTTCAGCAATAGTTTTTTGGAGTGATCTACCATAATAACTTTCTAGGCCCTCAACTGCAGTTTTAGCACTGTTGTTATAAATCTCATCAGCTGCCTTTCTACCCATTTTTGAGTTAAGTACACCCAATGCCTCAGTTTCGGTTAGTTTATACTTCTTTTGAAGATCCTTTACACCTTGATCAAAAAGAGTCTTAGCTTTCTTTTCATTAAAGCTAGTTTCTATTTGACCATAAAAACCGTATGACATATTAATATCATCCTGTGAGTATGCTTCGAACGTTTTGATATATTTCATTCTTTTTCTTTTCTTTTTATATTCTTCTTCGGCATCACCAGAACCTGCTGGAACATCACCAGACCCAACCGTACCATTACTTGGTAAAACTACTGGACCCATACCTGCCATTGCTGCTGGTGTGATATTTTCTGCTACTTCTGGTAAACCATCATGATTAGTGCTAGCAAAGTCTTTAAGTTGCTTAAGTGTCATAGAGTCTGCCAACTCTTTAACTTCAGCGCTTGCATCAGAGTCTTTTAACTCACCCTTTTTATAAGCGTAAGCCATACCCATTAGTCTTTGTTGTGATTTGCTAGTACTTGGCATAATTAATATATTTTTTACCAAATGTAGTCAAAGTTGTCGATTTGTGCAACCCTGTCAGTAATTGCCTTAGCGTAATTCTTAGACTCTCTTTCGTAGTAAGATTCTGTTTCACCATATCTCTCTTTAGACTCTTCAGCTTGCTTAATATAGCTAACATATCTTGTATAGTCATCTAAGATGTTTGACATGTGATTTGAAGCGTCTCTCATTTTAGCTTCAGAACCATTCTTTTTTGTACCGATAATAATATCATTATATTTACCTACCTTACCTGCAGCTAAACCATCTTTGATTTGATTAGCTAGTTTTTCAATAGCTTCTTTTACGATAGTATCCAACGGTAATGAAGCTGCTTTATCAGCTAAAATTTGGTGGTATCTGTCCATATTCTCTTTCTTAAAGTCTTTATCTGACTTAAATGCTATAGCACCTTTTTTAGCTGCGTCTCTCTGATTTCTTTGTTCTACAGAAGAATACTTTTGTCTTAGAAGTGTCATGTTAAGAACAATTGCTCTATCTGCCATTTCAGCAATTCTCTTTACGTTGTAAAGACCAGTACCGTCCCATCCTTTGTACTTCTTAGAAATACCGATTGAGTCAGACTCGCTGCCTTTAGTTAATTTATATTGTCTATCATATTTACCCCAAGATTTAGTGTAAAATGCATTTTCACCAGAAGCAACTGCTAATAAGTAACCTTCACCTGGAATTGTTTTATGATCATACCATGCATCGCTGGGTGCATATGGATTTTCTTTTGGCACATCAGACACATAGAAGATAATTGAATCTGCTTGTTTGTTTTTATAAGCAGTCTCTGGATTAACTACTAAAATATCCTCATCTTCGACAAGATCCATTTTAATTTTAGATGTACCATAAAACGCTTTAGCTAAAGTAGCGTCCATTTTAGCGCCTTTAGTTCTAAATAAACTAGCAAGCATACTAGACTTAAATGCCTCAGTAATTAATGATTCGTTGCACATTGAAAATAATTCTTGCGCAATCTTTTTTGCCTTAGAACCTTTATGTCCGTATGCCTCGACTGTGTCTAATGCATCTTCCATTTCCATGCCGCGTAATTCATCAAAGTCTCCACCTCTTTCATCTAAAAGATCGTTTAAAATTGATTCTGCTTCTGCAGCCTCTTTTGATTCGTTTAGTGAATTTACAAAGTCACCAAAACTTTCAAATACAAAGTTTGTTTTCATGTTATTATTTATTTTATTTTCTTTTACTAATTTTGGATTCTTATTAAGAAGTTCTTCCATGTCTAATTCTGACAAGGCCATAAAACTATCTTCACCGTATTTTTTAGCTAGTTTATCGGCTAACTTAATATCGATTACTCTTGCCATTTGGCTATAATCTAATGTTGCAACGCCAAATTCTCCAAAAATCTCTTCAGCTCTTGCGTTTGCAATTTTAAAGGGAGTTGCTTTTTCATTAATATCTATAGCAGGTGTTAATTCATTTAGAATTCTCTTACCTGTTCTAGAAAGCGCGATGCCATCTTCACTGACATTAAAGTAGTTAGCGTTTCTTCTAATCCACCTTGTACTATCAACTGTCATCTCTTTTAAAATAGTATCAAACTCTTCTTTAGTAAGTTTACCATCTTTAATAGCTTCTAAAACTTTATTTCTAATTCTAGCTGCTTTACCAACTTTAATAGCTGGATAATTTTCAGTATATTTTCTTTTAATAGTGATATGTCTTTCTTCTAATGACTCGTTATAATCGTCTTCTTCTTGATACCACGATTGGTTTGGATCATTTTCAGCTTCTTGGGAGAAGTTGTGTTTTTTCCAGTTATAATTAGGGGTAGTAACTAAAGCTGGGAAAAGAACTCCGCCTGCTTTTACTTTTTTATCATCAAACGCTAGATCAATACCTGCTTGTCTATCTGGATTTTCAATGCCATTCATTTGGGCCAATAATTCGTAGTAATCTTTACCACCGAATTCTCCATATCCATCATATTTAGATTCTTTCCACTTATTACCCTGATTATCATACATGAAAACTGTGATTCTATTTTGTCTTTCAGAACCGATTTGATCACCAGTGTCATGTGTCATCCATGAAAATTGACCTTCATTTATTTTATTAATCCTCATTTTTTTGATGTATTATTTCTTAATCTTTGCTAGAGAGCCGTTTGTTTCTTCATACTGGAATGAAAACTTAGACTTTGCATAAAGAGTTCCCATTGAGAATGATATTAATACACCGTCTGGTTTTTTCATAGCAGTATTGTATGCATCTGTTGCAGCGGCCTCGTCGTCAAATATACCAATATATTGTTTTGAGCCAGCAGAACCAATTGTATATCCTGCTTCTAATCTAATTCTTTGACCATAAAAATCTGCAGAATTATGAGCAAACACTAAGTATTTAGTCTCACCCTTTTCCGGTAGATTGTCGCTATGCTCACCGAATTCATTTCTAGAATTATAGTGATAAGAACCAAATTGAATAGATTCATCTACTGGTATGTTATTGGCTTCTGTAAAACTTTCAAATGTTTTTATATTCTTCATTTTGACCATGGATGATTTTTTGATACCATTTTAGCACCGTGAATTAGACCAAGAACGTCTCTATCTCTTTCAGAGTGATAGATTCTGCCTTCATCGTGGAAGTACTTCCAGTGAGCCTCTTTTGACCCTTTACGAATACCATAAGAAACATCCTCTTTCTTATCGTAGATCACCTGGTTATCCTTGTGTAATTCCTTGTATGCATTCATAAACTTATCAAGCTCATAGCCAACGATGGTATTGTAGGTATTAAAAATACCTGCTTCGTTAACAAATTGCTCAAATAGTTTAACGTGTTTCATGATTAGTCTAAATATCCGCCTTGATTGTGTACTTTATAACCCATTGGCTTTTTGTACTCGGATTTATAGTTTAATTTTAATTTCTTTAGGATCTTAGCTGCCTCTTTTTCGCCTCTGATGATTTTAATCACGTTCCAGTGTTCGTCCTCAGAGTAAGATCCTGGTTCATCGCCCTTTGGTGGGTTACCATTGCCTGATCTATAAAAATCAGCTGCATTTAAAGCTGAAACTGCTTTTCTATAATCTTGTGAATTATCAAAAGTGTATGAGTTATCCAGGTTTGCTTCGTTAATAAACTGCTCAAATAATTTTAAGTGTTTCATAATTATTGAATGTATGCGTTTAATTCGTATTTGTTTTTCATGCCATAAATCTGGATATGTAACATCTTCTTTTGTGGCTTGCCGTCTTTTGTTAGACCAATACTAGCTTTATTAGTTACACCCTCCTTTGGCTTAGCTGGGCCAATTGAAATTTCATTCCAAATGTCGTCGTCATTAACCTCATAGCCTTTGGATTTTGCATACTCTAATGCTGCATCAACCGCAGATGAATATTGATTATGATAAATCTGATAATCAGACTTTTCATTTACAAACTGTTCGAATAACTTTGTATGTTTCATATTGCTAATATAATAAAAAAACTTGACCCGGAAAAATCCAGGTCAAACTTTTTTCTATTTTATTTAAACTTTTTAAGTTTATCTTCGATTAACTTTTTAGCGTCGTACATAATGCCAGGAGATCTGAAAGATCCTCCAATATCATTAGCTTCTTTCTTAATCATTGCTAATAAATCATCAATTGAAACTTCAACTTGTGACATTAGATCTTCTCTTCTCTCGTCTTCATCATCTGAAATTGTGCCATCAGCTTTCTTTTCAGAAACTACTGATTCCATAGTTGCAATCTTTCTGAATTCATCAACAATCTTTTTTGCTTTAGAACCTTTATGACCAGCTGCAGATACGATTTGATTAAATAATTTATCATCACCTTTAGCTAATTCATCCTCAGTGTATGCTCCATCTGGGCCTGCAACTTGAGTGTATAATTCCATTGCAATTTGCTCATCCTTTTCGCTTTCGTTAACTAATTCAAGTGAAAGTGGTAACTCGGCTGATTCGTTTAAATTATATTTAGTAATTGCTGTTAATAATTTAGAAGCAGCTTCTTCTTCACCGATATGATTTAAGTATTGAACAGTGCCATTAGCGATAGCATAACCGCTCCATCCTGCTGCATTAGCAATATCTGAATATAATTCTTCTGATTTACCTGTTAATTTAGAGCCTTTAGATGCAGCTCCAATTGCTTTAGAAGTAACCATCTCTTTGTGAAAATTAGCATCTTCCATTGCATCAGCATAAACTTTAGCAATAGTATTTAAGTCTGTTAAGCCTGATTTTTTCCAAATAGTAACAACTTTGCCGTTTTCTCTTTTACCTTCGTTAATTTCTTCAGATTCTTTAATAAGAACTGGATATGTTTTGCCATTGAATTCAAATTCTTCTTTGCCTTCGTCTTTAGCTTTTTTAGCAGCAGCTGCAAATGCTCTACCTTCTTCAACAGGTTCTTCTGCAACCTCTTCTGATTCTTCAGAAACATTACCAAATGCCTTTGTGATAAACTCTCTTTTTGCTTCTAACTCTAATTCGTCAAAAGAAGTAATATCCATTTCATCAAGAATTGCAGCTAATCTACCAGCCAATTCAGATCTTTTAGCAACTTTTTCTTCTGCTAATTTAGCTTCAGTCTCTTGAGCTCTTAACTGTGAAAACGTCTGAAAAGACGTAATTTTACTCATTTCTGCCATTTTATTAATATTTGTTTATTTTTGTCATTACTTTATATATCTCCTTCGAATTGTATTCTTTTAATATTATACTCAAACTTCTCTTGGCGATATATTGATTGTCTAGCCTTACCGTGCTTATATAAATAGTTATCCCACTCATCAGTTCTAATATCATCAACAAAATCTATAATAACTACTTTATCCTTGGACTCATGTTGTCTCAATCCTCTACCAATAGATTGGCGAATAATTACTTCAGATTTGAATGATTCTGTAAAGAAAATGTTGTGTATTTTTTTAATAGAAATACCAGTTGAAAATGTACCATAAGAAGCTACAATAACTACCTCTTCACCTTGCTCCATCTTCTTTTTGTATTCTTCGCGAATATCCTTGTCAGTTCCTCCATCAACATAGTAAACTCGCTTAGCACTATCCTGCCTAAGCTTTTCGTATAGCCTCTTACCGTGTTCAATGCGGTGGAAAAGGACCAAACTATTACGTGGTATTCTGGAAATGACGCTAGCAATAAAGCTGAGGCGGCCTGGGTTATTGATGATAAAATTTTGTTCAAGTTGAAATACATCTTTATTTTCGTATTTATTAGTTGCTAATTCCATAAAGGCCCTACGTTGCGATTCTGTTGCATAATTCATTTCAATTACTTTAACAGCACATTGTGCAATGTGTCCTTGTTTTTGTAGGAAACTTGCCTTTACTTCGCTGATCACTGGTCCAGTTTGACTCATAAGTGTCAATTTATCTAATGTACCATCTTTTGGTAAGGTACCTGATAAACCGAATCTATATTTAGCTTGTGTACATTTTTGTAGAATGGTTTTAATTGAGGCTGATTTGGCTTTGTGTGTTTCATCCACAATTACAGCGTCAAACTGCTCAAAATATTCTTTAGGCTTTTTAATCAGTGATTGATATGTACCAATAACAATATTCTTATTACTTTTAATCTTTTGACCTGCAAATATCTGTTGAATGCGTAAATCAACCTTATTCATATAATTATATTCGTGAAAATCCTCATGTGCTTGGACAACAAGAGAAACATTAGGTACAATAAAAAGTATACGTTCAGCCTTTTTCTTTTCAAGCATATAGGCAACTGTTAAAAATGAAATTAATGTTTTACCAGCTGACGTTGCCAATTCAGCTAAACATTTTCTAAATTTAAGAACATTAAAGGCAGTTTCAATCTGATAATCTCGAGGTGTAATTTCAGCACCATTAAAGAAGTTCATTGACCATTGTTCGAATGATTCAATATTAATATCTGGGTCAATTAATCTACGAATACCTTGGATATCTACATCATATTTGTAGTCCTTACACACGCTAATAACATAACGCCACAAACCGGCCGGGATCCATTTATCATCCTTCATATAGGAGATATAACCATCCCAAACTCCCTTCTTTACAAGAGGGTTAAATCGCCAATTATCAATACGTTTAGTTAATGCAATACGAAGCTGTTCTAATTCTAGCTCTGTGATTTCATCAATACGTAGAAATTGATTATCTTCTGTTAAAGTTAATACCAAAACTCATATCAACTATTTTTTAGAGTTTAGAAATATCTAAACGGTTTTTGATTGCAAAACCCATATTATCTAGAGTTTTAACAGAGCCTTCCAAGAAAGACTTTTGAGTTTCTAAAAGCTCAAGCATGTGTTTGTCATCTGCCATATCTGCATCTAGAAACCTCTCTTTTTGTTTGTCGGTAAGCTTATAATCGTAATTATAATACTCAATCCATTTTTGCTTGTATAAACGATCACATGCTGATTTTTGGCTGCGAATCTTTGTACCAATTGAAGCTAATTGTTCAACCATAATCTGACGATATGATAGAGTATATGCACTCACTTCTTCAAGATTGGTACCGAGTTTAAGATCTTCAGCCAATTGCTTAATCTTAAGGGTCCATTCTGTTCGTTGAGCATCTAAATACTCATCTAACTTAATAAGCTTTTCTTGCTTTGTTGACATTAGAATAATTGGTTTTTATTATTATTTTTTATATATGTGCTCGTACTAAGTTTCTTTTTAAACTTAGGTTGTAGAATTGTAAAATCCTTTTCTTGATAATTAAGATTAGAAAGATCAAAGCTCACAAACTCTCTTAAGTTTCTTGGCTTTTCGCTCTCTTTCTCAAAATCTTCAAATGATTCTTCAATCATAAGTTCAAAGTCTATATTTTTCATAGGTAATATGCGTCCAATTTAGAGTTGCTAAAATATTGATCGATACTTTTGATTGACGCATCTTTTAAAATATATGCAGCCCTAACAAGGTCGTTCAAATCACCCAGTTCTTTAGGATATTTATCTAATTCATTTTTATCAACCCCTTTAAGGAATTGTTGCCATTTAATATCCATCTTTGTTTCTTCGAAGAATTTTTGCCACATAAAGATCTTTTTACCTCTACGTAGCTTTTCCATCATCTTCTTTTTACCAGTGTCGTCATTATCAAACATATAACGAATGGTAGGGATCTCATCAAACTCTTCAGTTGAGCGGCCAGCAGTTGCAAGTCCAATACTGTTTTGAATAAACATTGCATCAATTGGACCTTCAAACATGGTGACTTCTCTTTGTAAATCGACTTTTAATACGCCAAATAGAGTTGAGATCTTTTTAAGACTAATTAGTTCTTCTTCAGTAACCTTTAATTCTTTATCCATCTCTTGATAAATGCGCTCAATATCATAAGTCAAATATCTAGATTTGCGATGTTTTGTAAGTGCTCTTGTCTGTAATCCAATAATCTTATTGTTTGGTGCAAGATTGAGAACTACAAGTCTCTTATCTTTTGGTGAATAGAGAAAGTATTCAAGTTTGTGGGTAAGTAATCTGTTTCTTAAGTAAAAAAATGGAGCATCTCCAGGTTCTACTTCAACCCAACCTAAAGCATCTTTTAATTCTTGGCGGGTTGGTGATAGATCATAAATCAATTTGAATACATCGTGCTCAAGAACTTCAACGTCGTTAGTTTCGATCTTATGTTCTTGGATGTAATCAATAATCGCAATTGAATCATCGCGATCTGCAAATTGAATATGGTGATCTTTTAAGAGTGAATAAACATCTCCATGTTCTCCACAGTTAAAACAGTGATATTGTAGTGTATCCCAATACAAATTACCTCGCTTTTTAGAGGAATCTGTACTGGAATCACCACAATATGGACATGCCAGGCTTATACGGCCTGGCATTTCCTTAATCATCTGTTTCGAAGGTTCGTGGTGGTGTTTTACGACCACCTGCTTAACTAATCCTCGAATCTTAGATTTTAATTGTTCATCTATCTTAGAGATCGAGGTCATTCAAGAAATCATCTAGATCGTTATCAGAACTTACGCTAGTTGGCTCTGGACTACCTACCATTTCTGAAGGAAATTCGAAATCTGTAGCTGATTCCACTGTTGCTTTTTGAGCAGGAGCCGCTTTCTTAGCGGCTGCTTTAGGCCTAGAAACTACGCTGTCAATAGAATCTCCAGGATTCAAATATTGACGAAGGATTCCATTAACGAAATCGCGAGTTTCACCATCCCAAGACTTGTACTCATAAGGCTCAAGAGAAGGAGCCGCGTCCAATTCAACTTTAAGTGATGACATTGTCTCTTTGTTACGCTCTGCTGGAGCGCCATCAAGAACAACTGCTGAACGGCTTGCTGAGAATTTAGATTTGTCGTAGTTATTGTAATCACCTTGGCGAGTAATAATCAACTCAAAATTCTTACCTTCAAAGAGGTCAAATACTTGGGTTGGTTCGCCGAATGCAGGCTTCAATTCCTCGTCGATCTTTTCTTTGATCTTGTAACCAAACTTGAAGATCATGTATTGACCTTCGTATTCAGGGTGTTGAGGATCCTTAATAACTTTAATTAGAGAGTAATATTGCTCACGGCGCTTCAACTTCTCAGACATTTTACGGTCTACTGCTGAATCGCTGTTACGCAATTTAAAGAATACATCAGCAATCGGGCATTTCTCATTTACTGTAGATGGTGAATCGATCAAACGACCGTTACCTTCTGCGTCTGTCAGCCAGTGTACGTACTTTTTAACAAGAGAGTTGCGTGGATTTGCTGGATTAGGAACAAAGCGAATCAATGCTTTATATGTTCCGTCTTTGCCTTGATCGGCGCTCGGCTTATAGATATTATCTGTTGTCGAGCTTGTTTGTTGGTGGGTGTCAACGTCTGCTACACCCAAGTTGAAGATGTCAAAATCTGCCATAACTTTAAAACTTTAATTTTCTTTAATAATTGTTTAACTTCTTTGATTGTCTTTCGGTACCTTTAAAACTTTCAAATACGAATATTATACGTGTCCCCTCTAAAAGGTTTCACAGTTCTCCAAAAAATATTAGTGTGAATGGTATCTTGAACCAGATTCGTCAATCCAGCCTTGACCTTCAGGTAATCTAGCTAAACCTGCTCGACGTAAGATGTCTAACATTTCAGCCTCTTCCATACGGCCCTGAGAAACCATGTGCTCTAGAGCAGCTTTCAAATCTAATAATATTGCAGAACTTATAATATTCATATAGTATATATCTAATTTTTTTGTATTGTTTCGAAACTTTTTACCCAAACATTAATATAAGTTATGGTTTTAAGCTTGAGGTTGAAAGGTAGCTTGGAGGTATGCATTTAAGAAGTAAGCATCCACTAAGTCGTCAAACGGTTTTGGAATCTTTTGGGTCTCTCCGATTTCTCCCAAACAAAATTGATAGGTTTCAGACTTTGCAAGGTTTTGGTCATTATTAATATTAGAAAGAAAAACTTTCCATAAGTCTCCCTTATTCATGTTGCCTTTACCAGCATGCTTCTTAATAGTTGAAGGCGCGACAGTTTCAATAAACTTAACTTGGAAATATTCTAGGATCTTGAGTTTTAAGATTGCAGCACCAGCTGCCATATCAATAATGTTATTAGTTCCTTGCTTAGAGCCAAAGCTCGTGCCTTCAAATGCAAAAGTAACATCTTCATCTCTTGGAATAACCTCTTCAATCATCTCAAGAATATCGTTAGCGGTAATTAAGTATCTTTGGATTTTGGCAAACTCAACTGAAGAGTATTCACCATTATTAGAGAAATCCGGTTGGGATTTATAGATGGAATCTTTAAGCGCCGCAAAGTCTTCTTGGATTTTTTGTTCCTTCTTAGTTCCAGTGCCAGCTTTTAAATAAGAAATAAAGGTATACTCTTCAGTGTTTGAATTGAAAGTACAAATACCTGGAGAGTTTAATGAAAAGTCAATTGCAACAAAGTGCATATTAGAATTTATTACCGACTGCAGCACCTAAAGCAGCGCCAACCAGTCTTGAAGTTAACATATCGTAAATAATGCCTTTCTCTACGCCAAGGACTTTAGCAACCATTTTACCTAAAGATTTGCCAAGGGCAAAACCAGTTAAACCACCTAAGATAGAACCAAAAAGACCTTCATTTGTCATTTCCTCATTAAGTCTATCTAAATCATAAGAACCATCCTCATTCTGGTATTCAGCAATAAAAGCATCAATTGCTGCATCTACCTTAGCTTCTAATTCTTCATTCCATTCAGATTGAAGTGACTCTTGAAGGATCTGTAATTCTTCAGAAGTAACATCCTGTTCTTGCATGTAGTCTAAAAATGTTTTCATAAAGTATATATCTTAATCTATTTCGAGCTTGATATTAAATTTGTTATAATAGAATGTAAGCTGAAACGTAGTAAATTCCGCAATGTTAGTACTCATATTTAATTCAAGTTCAGAAATTGAGTTCATAATTGGCTTTTCAAAAACCGCACTCATTACATGAATACCTTCACCATCAAGGATTTGTAATTTAAGATCATCAATAAACGGCTCTCTTTTAGATTTTGAATAATAATATAGGAGAGTGTCTTGCATAATCCAATAGTTAATGTAGCCATCTAAGAGTTGCATTTCAACCGTAAATTGTCTCTCAATAGTATTCTGGATTGGAATGGAACCTCTATGATATGTTGTTGTTCCGTCATTAGGTGATTGAGAGATTGGATCAAAAGAAATACCTGGCATTGCAATACCTTGAATTGCGTAATTGATAAAGTCAATTGGCTCAGTCATTAAATTACCTGGCATTCTATTCAAATACTTACGATACTTATCAGCAACTTCCTTCGGAATAAAATTACGAGGAAACTTAAAGTTGAATAAATTATTTCTACTATTTAGTATCATTAGATAATCTTAACTTTTCCGTGGTATAATAGTGATTCAGTTTGTCCATTCTTTAAATTAATATAGAATGTATCTGCAAATTGGTTTGTATCTGCCTGATCAAATCTAACCGCTGTTGACTTTGGAACTTTAAAGAATACTTGACCTTTACCTAAATCAACATCTGGGAAAGTTGGATTATGGTGGATCTGTTGTTCAATATTTCCACTCTTAATAATTAAAATAATGTCCTCAGCATTAACTAAACTGATTGATTCCAAATTATCACCTTTAGGTCTAGCGATTGAGAACTTAATAAAGTTATCTGAAACTTTAGAAAGTGTAATTTCACAATTACCTTCAGACGCATATTTAATTTCACTGTTTGCTTCTGCTTCAGCGGCTTGTAATGTAATATTAGTTGCACCAGCTACGATACCATAAGTATCCATTGCAACTGGTACATATTTAGTTTCGCCAATTGAAGGTCTGATAGAGTTTACAAACCCATTAACCTCTCTATTAACTTGTGTGTTCGGTAATTTATTATAGATAATTGGAGATGCATCATTTGATTTTAAGGTAATCTTTTGCATCTTCTTACCATATTTCTTAGGTTGAGTATAAATTAATGAAGCAACCTTTAAGATTTGTGTATTGTCAGTTTGATTATAAATACGCATTGCAACTCTAATTAAGAAAGAAGAGCAGAATGCTGCATTTTTAATAATTGGACGATATAACATAGTTTGATCGAATTGATCAACCTGAACCATTGTAGTTTGATATGTTGAAACATAGTTCATACCTAATTGTTCGCTCACATCAATATCATAATATACAATTATATCATCGCCGGATTCTTGCATTCTATTTAGAATGTATTGTTCAAACCCGTTTTGTGATCCATCTTTCTCTCCCCAAATTTCAAAGAAATCACCATCAGCCGCTTCTTGAAGATTGACAGTAATATCTGCAAACTCATCTTCTTGTGCTAGAGTTAATTTACGCTCATCTGCAATTTCAATATATTGAATGCCATTAATATCTTTAGTAACACCAATTGTTCCTAAAATAATTTCATAGTTAGCAGATGAAATAATTGGATCTAGATCAAAGAATGTAGTTGCAAATTCTTCATTCTTTGTTGCATCGCTCATATGAATTAACGATGGAACCTTAACCTCAATGTATTTAGAGAAAGCACTATCTGCTAATACAAATGGTTTAGGGTTTTGAATTTCGTATGATGAAGTATTTAAATATACAATTGAAGTAAAGTAACCATAAGTACCATTACTTCTTTTAACTTTAACTTGAAAATGAAAACCATCTAAACCTCTACCAGCAAATGAATAACCTGTTCTTAAGTGTAAGCGAATTGTATCATAGTACACGTGTTGAACATCATTAACCGGAACCACTGTTAATCCATTAGAATCTGTTCCAGCCCACTCAGATGAATCTAAATAATTCAATGAGTTATTTAAAAGAGCCCATACAGAATTATTAGCAGTAGGAACCGCATAGTATCTACCACCTTCTCCTGGCGCTGTCTTAATATTATTACCAGTTTCCTGTTCTGATTTTGACCATAAAGAATTTGCTCTATCACCAACTTGAATATTACCACCTACAAAATCAATACCTGTAGAATTTACATATTGATATTTATAAGTTCCATTAGTATTAGGTGTATATGTTAAAACAGTTCCAGATACTTGATAGCTACCTCCAGAAATTGTAAAACCAGAAATATTATTAATTGAAACATCAGAAAGGTCAAACTTATAAGTTAATCCATTCTTTAATACTAATTCGCGACTAGCAAAATTATTAATGTATACAAAGCCATTAGCAACTTTAACTTCAAAGTTTACTACATCAGCACCAAGTTCATGAATTAAGAATCTAGATGCGCTAGTATCGCCATCAACTGTATCTAAATATTTCAGTTGAGAGCCATTATCATCATTCTCAATTTTAGCATTATCTACAACCGCAACATCTTGGTCATGGTAGATAAATTCTAATAGAATGTCTTCGTCTATTCTTGCAAATTTTGATGATTGCGCCATTCTTAATTTTTATATTTTAAAATCTTAACCATTTTGGTGAATAGATCATTCCAATTCCAATTGAAGGTCCAAAACTAACAACCTGTTGGTTATTTAAATTGATGCCATATCCAACTCCTAATCCAATTGACCAACCACTTTTCTTAACTGTTGATCTATTTAATTTGTCATTCACAATATTAATATTCTCAATATTTGTAAATGTTAAATTTGGGTAAGGAGAACTGATCTTTAGTTGATCTTTTCCATCAACATTTAAAATAGCCATTGTTAAACTAACACCTTGATCCATTTCAAATATTGATCTTTTTACCAAAAATAGAGAATCTTGAGGGTACAAAACTAATTGACCTTTAAAGTTTCTCCAATTATATTTATCCCACTCTTTATTATCAGCTAAATCAATAATTATACTATCATTATTATATGTAACCATTGAAGCTGCAATAATAGAATCTTTAATTTCTAATTGCGCTGAAATAAGGTTATTAACCTGCTTAAACTTTTCATTTAATTTTAAAGCATCATTATATTTCTTTAACAATTTAGAATTAGAAGTTTTCAAAGATTCAATATCATATTGATATGAAGAAATTGAAGCAACAAGATCTCCATTGATATTTTTTTCTAATTTAATACTATCTTGAGAAGCTAAATAATTATTAAAATTACGGTTAGCGACCTGTTCTGCATCTGCAACATCTTGCTTTAAATTTTCAATACGATTACATTGATTCAATAGTAATAAAACAAGAATAATACCAAGAGCAAAACCTATCACTCCTCTATTATTCTTATCTAATATGTAGTCTAAAAACTTTTTCATAATTTATTATATCCAATCAGTATAATCGTGGTCGTTACCACCAGTATTTGATGTATTATTAAGTTCTGCAATTACAACCTTTACGTGTAACCAGTTGTATGATTGAGAAGGTGAACTTAAAATAGATGATTTAGAATTTGCTGTTTGTGCAGTTCCCCATGCTAAATATTGTCCTGGGTTTGCTATTGTATTAAAATATGGCTCTTGAGTTGAATTACTGAAAGCATAGAATACATGATATCTCATTGTAGTACTATTAAATCCAGTACCTGTCCATTGTGCTGATGCATCTACTTGTGTAGTCCACGGATCAGTACCGTAAGGAATACCGCTAACATAAGTCATTGTAACTGCAGTAGAACTTAAATCTAATTGAAGATTACATGTAAATGAAACAGAGAAATATGTAGAAGTTCTAGCAAATGAATCAACCCATAAATTAGCTGTCCACGTTTTATTGCTATTAGTAAATACGCCATTATTTAATGTGTATCCTGTTGGTGCAACCACTGGGTTTGTAGTTTTAAATGTTTTACCAGTTGGCGCATTAAATACAACTTGACCTAAGTATGTTGATTCACCATTATTACCAGTTTTATCAGTAAGCTGAGATGGTGTAACAGTTGCACTATTGTTAATATTTAAAACGTATGTTGCTTTATTAAGAGCTAAATAACCAGCGGCTTGGAATCCAGTTGCATTATATGTAAATTGATATGTATTACCATTAAATGTTTGGTCCATATACATATTTAATTTTTGACCATTCGATGGATTAATTGCAGGTGGTGGACCAGTACTAATATTTGGTTGTGATGTTCCATTTGGATCTGTAAATTGATTAGCAGCTGGTGCAATTGCCCAATAAAAATTATTAGGTGCGTTTAATTGAATTAAACCACTAGTTCCAGGTTCAATAGTACTCGATCCGTCATATCCACTAATTGTAAATGTTTGGGTTGTTGAAGAACTTGTTTCAACAAAATTATATGTATTTGTTACTAATGGGGTTTGACCCGCCCCGGCGTCTGACCAATATAAATCAGATGCACCTAAATAGATAATTTGGGGTAATCTCTTAAGAACCAATGTAACACCAGAAGTACTCTGCTGTAAATAATCTGTAGTTGTAGTAACGTTACCGGTTACTGTATAAGATCCTGTTGAATATGTTGCTGTTAAATCAACATCAGCACCACCAATAATATGTAAATTATCATTAGTTTGAACTGCATCTCCTTGACCAGAAGATGAATCGCTATTGTCTTCAATATCATAAGAGAATGAAGAAAGATCTGGAACCTCATAAGATTCTGTTCCATTAGTCCATTCTTGTCCATTACAAACATACCAACCTGCATAATCTCCAATACCTGCTCCAATTCTAACTTTTAATACTTCAGAACCTGAAGCAAGAGTAACTGTTTCAGTATTGATAAACATATTGTTATCTGTAAAAATTTCAGGTAACATTGAAATTATAGTTCCAATTGGAATAGCACTTCCAATTTCTTGGAAAGTTTTCCACTCAACCTCACCTGTAGTATCTTTAGCAACTGCAATTTTATCAGTGTCTGGGCTATTAGATTCAACTACTAATTTACCTTTAACCGTAAGATCTTCATTATAAATAGCATTAACTCTAACGTCTAATGCTAAATTATCTAAATCAAATAATGAACTACCATTTAAATCAGTAAAGCTAAATTTATCAGAATTGAATTTCATTAAATTGCCTAAACCAATCGAGTAATCCTTAAAATAAATGTCTAAATTACCAGTAGATTCAAGTTTAAAATGAACTTCTGTATTTACAGAATCTGAAGATAATTTAAAGTTAGAAACTGGAGAACCAGAAGGTCTATTAATAACAAATTGTGATTCTAGATTAGCCAAACCAGCCTGATATTCAGGGGTTTGAGAACCAAAACCAATTAAAACGGCTGGTGGTAAATCACCAACTGTATGTGATGGGATCAAGGTATCAATTGTACCTGTTTGATCACCACCAACTAAAAACCAATATTCACCGCCTGGATCACCAACCGGTCCTTGAGTACCTTGAGTACCTTGAGTACCAATAACACCTTGAGGACCTTGTGTTCCTTGAAAACCTTGTAGACCTGCAGTACCTTGAGGTCCTTGTGGTCCACCTCCATTCGCAACTAATTGGTCAAAATTATAATTAACTTTGTCCAATTTAATCTGATCTGAATCAGCTACGAATATCTGTTTTAAGTTTAAGGCCATGATATATCTATTTTATCTATATATTTATTTTATTTTTATAACACTCCACCTTCACCTGTGCCTCCTCCAGTACTAGGAGCTGGACTTGGGGTTGGGCTCGGAGTCGGAGTTGGGCTAGGAGCCGGGCTCGGAGTCGGAGTTGGGCTCGGAGTTGGGCTAGGAGTTGGAGTTGGGCTAGGAGTTGGACTTGGACTCGGGCTAGTAATTGGAGTTTTATTAGCTGGAGTACTTCCAACTGGTGATGGTGATGGAGAACCCTGTGGTGAAAGACCAAGTTGAGATTCACCTGAATTACTCCATGTTAAATCATCAGCACCTAAATATACAATATGTACATTTCTAGATCTATAATAATCTGCACCACTCGAAGATCCTTGATATAATAAGCTAACATTTACATCAGCGTCTGTTAAAGTTAAATAAGTATCATATTCATTATTACCACTATATAAACCATCTGTATGTACTTTAGCTCCAGTTAAAATAATAATATCATTGCTACCGCCAGAAACAGCTGCTTGGCCGTTACCATTGTTTGCATCAATTTGATATGTAAATGCATTTAAATTAGGAACTTCATAAGAAACTGACTCATTTTCCCAAGTCATACCATTACATAGATACCATCCAATAAAATTACCAGTTTCTTTACCTCTGCCATATTTAACATATAATTGTCCTTGGTTAGAAATAACTGAAGATAAAACCTCTCCTAAATAAAAATTGTCAGTATTAAAGAATGAAACAGGAATAGAAACAATACTACCAATTGGCATATTATCAAAAACTTGTATCTTACTCTTCCACGAAACATTACCATTTGAATCGTCAGCCGCTAAAATATATCCCTGTTGTGCACCATTTTCATATTTAAGTTTGCCAACAACATTGACATCTTGGCGCATTGTTGAATCCACTTTAGATTCAAACACTGAATTGACGTCTAAATAATTTTCTAATTTATTATAACTATTAAACTTGTATTCAGCCGCCTTTAAATTTAATTTTTGATCTGAATAAATCTCAAATATATCATCAACACCATCTGTATACAAATCTAATATTGCTCGATTGTTATTATCACCATTTAATAATTCAATATTATTCCATTGTGAATCTGGAGTATAAAAGTTCAATACGGTATCTGCATAATCTAATGGCGCATTTGATGTATCAACGATATCACCTGAATCTAATTCTTGATCAGCGTCCGTGTCTGTCCAATTTGTAATAGTATCTGAAAATACAACTCTAACAACGTCAACCTCTAAAGCAGGATCACCATTATATTTTGGCATCAAATATCTGATAGCCGCTTGATCCACTTTTCGCCAAGGTTCAATACCTTCCACGCCAGCAGCACCTTGAGAACCTTGATATCCTTGAGGTCCATCGTATCCAATGTCGCCAGCTTCACCATTAGATCCATTAGATCCATATTTACCTAGAGGCCCCTGTGGCCCACCGAGTGTTAGCAATCCAAAATTGTAATTGATCTTATCAATTTTATCTTGAGACCACCAGGCAGTGCTATTTGGATCTAGGTCAGATGTGAATATATGTTTGACATTAATATCCATTATGCTTGAATTTTGACGTGCACTTTAAGTGTGTGACCGTACCCGTATTTTTTATTGTATGTTAGTCTGAAACTCAAACCATCATTTTGATAACTTTGAATTTCATAATTTGTTTGTGATGTAAAACCACCGTCTGATAATAATTTTGGATCTACAATTGATTCAAAGCCAGAAATACCAGCCTTAAATTCAGTTCCATAAATCTCAATATTATCAATGATAAATCTTGTGACAACATTGTTGTAAACATAAATCTCTAAATCATCTAAAATGCTAGTTTTATCATCGTAAGAATATTGAGCTTCAACATACTTTCTAAACTTAGAAGTAATTCCATCTTCTAATAATTCGTTATAAATTGATTTAGGTAGATAAAAATCTGCAACAATTTGTGTGTCTGTTTCAATCCAATGGATTGATGTCTTATTTAGCTTATTAACTCTAATTGCATCTAATGCATTTATATCTTTTTCTAATGTTGCATTAAATGCAGTAATGCTATAAGTATCTTTTACTTTCATAACTGTTGAAGCCATAAAAGATTTTATTTCAACTGGCGTTAATGTACCATACGCATCTTCTGTTTTGCCAGTTGGCAAAGATCTTGTAAAATAGTTTTGATTATATTTAGATCTTAAAATATTTAAGTCTTTTTTATCAATTGCAATTTCTCCAATCTTCGGATATAATGGTAGTTTATCAGATGTGTCTGATAACTTTAATAAATTCTTTGAATTAATGTCGTTAACTTTATGGAAATAATAATTTTTAATATAACCAAAAGATTGATTAATATGTTTATAAGAATTAAATGCTACACCTAAATTATTTAATCTTGAATAAATCAATGATTCTCTAGAATCCACTTCGATTTGAGTAGATCCAATTAATGGAATATTACGTTTATGATTTGTATAAACATCTGTAAATGTAATAATATTATTAAATAATGGAGTGTAATCTCCATTCATTCTTCTAATAATAGTGTAATATCCGTCATCAGTTCTTTTTGTTAAAATAGAACCAACACTCGATTGGGATAATTGATATGCCTTTGGCTTTTCTGGATCTGATGTAACATCTAATAGCGACGGTTTAATTAATTCAACACCATCTTCAACTTCTAAAATAAATCTATTTTGAAGCTGTTCACCTGTTTCAGTAATTGTTAAATATTGAATTGAGCCAAATTGATTAAATCTATCCGCAAAATTATTAGCAACAATTTCTTCTAATAAGAATTTGAATCCACTGGCTCCACCTCTCCAATAATAGAATTGAGTTTGTCTTGAAACAACTGAAGGATCATCTAGTGTTTCTGGTCCAATTTCTTCTATCTTCTCATTATTAGAATCAAAGACTAGTTTAATTGGCTTTGAATTTACTTGAATCTGACTATCTCCGGTGACATTAACAACCTTCATTCCATATGTGACTCCTTGATAATCAAAATAGATCCATGAATATTCGCCAAGTTCATTTCTATTAATAAACTCTGTGAATCTACCAGGACCAAATGAGAATACATTGATAATTTCAGATTCCCATTGAGAATTTTCATTACCTAAAAATAGTTTAAAAGGAAGTGCAGTATCAATTATATTATTGGTAATAACATTTCTAATATTATTTGTAGTGTATAAATCTTCTCTATCAAGGAATGATCTAGAATTTAATACAACATCTAAATCTATAACAATACAAATAAATTTGAATTTGTCGTTCTTAATGGTTGTATATCTAACTCCGTTTTCTGTAATTGCATCACCAGTATTATAATTTAATACAACACCAAATTTATAATCATTAACCTCAGAAGTATTAATAAATTCTGTTGGATTAGGTCTAGCAAATTCTTTACGCTTTTTATATGAGTATCTTAATCCTCTAAATACAGTAGAAGCTTCTAACTCATTAGAGCCTCCAATAAAATTAGAGAACATATTCTTTTCATTTGAATCAACCCAAGCTTGTGTAAATTGGTTATAAATACCGTTGTTCTTAAAGTATAATTCAAAGTAGTTTACATCAGTTGACTTTAATTGGTCTAAACTAATGCCTTGAGTATAATTAAAATCTGTATAAGACTGTAAATTATCTAAAGTGTTATTTGTATAATAATGAAGTGGAATCTGGTTTAAATGAAAATGTTCCATATTTAGAGCATTCGCATTTCTACCAGTAATATGTGTTAAATCTGGCGAAATATTATCTTCGCCAAATGCCTCACTAATATTTAATGAGTATGGAAGATTTCTAGCATTGAATCCATTCTTTAATGCAAACTTCATAATGGTTGGAACCATTCTAGAAAGCAATGCAGTTTCTTTTAATTCATTTTCATTTAATCTATCATACTCAGAGTTGATAGCTGAAACAGAAGTAGAATCATCAATACTTTCTTCAACTAAAACGTCATATAAATTATTAAAATATGTTGAACCACCCTCTGTTAAAGATAATTCACCAATATCTGACATTCTTGTTGAATAAAAATCAAAGTCAAAATCTTTTAAATCGTATGCACTAAATTTACCAATTGTTGGTTTATATCTAACCCAAGTCTGAATACTTGTATCATTAGAAGCTTTAATTGGTTTGTCAAAAATAATTCTAAATTTAGTATCATCTAAAAGATCGCTTGTAATATCTACAATTTTTACATACTTACTAAGATCTTTTGACTTGATATAATCGCCAATTTGTAATTTACCTTTTTCTTCTAATGTTACAAACTTAGCACCTCCGACTTCAGAACCACCTCTAGTGGTATAAGTTACCCATTGATTAAATTGATTTGATAGCGTAACCTCTCTAGCAATATCAAAACTTACAAAGTTAATAAAGTTTTGGCTATGCGGAGCAACAACCATTCTTTTGCGATTATTTCCAGCCGCATAATCTTTAATTACTAATGTATTATCTTTTGAATACGTTTGGTAGAAAGTAATTGCGTTGTGTAAGGCTAAAGTAACATCAACCAACGTTCCATTGGCAGAAAATCTTCTGCCATTAAAGGTACCTGCCACTAATGTTGTATCTGCAACAAACGTGAAATTATATAAATCATAATTAGCAGATTCAATTTCAGTTAAATCACCAATTAATATTTTATCGTTATGATTAGGTTTTTCAACAATTTTTAATCTAACAAAACCATAAGTGTCTGGTGTTTCATTTAAAACCTTAACAACATCATCCTTTTTATAATTTTGGTTAATATCATCTAGACTATCAAATGCAACTGGGATTGTTAAATATTCAAAATGTGTGTTATTTTTAATATGAAAATATTCACCACTACCAGACTTAAAATAATTAAGAGTTGGCAAGTTTAAATCAAAAGAACTAGGTAACATGTCTTGAGCATAGATACCATTGTCTAGTTCATATAAGCTTTCTATATTTTCTGGATTGATATAAACATATCCATTCTTTGAAATTGTAGCATCAATTCTTGCTTCTGGAATTTCATCAACATATAAACCAAAATATCTATAGATCTCATAGTTATCAGCACCTTTATCGTCAAATAAAAACTCTAAGTTAATAAGATTTGCGCTAACAATCTGATTTCTTTCAAAACCTTGAGAAATCAATTGATTGAAAAATATTTCAGGATAATCAGTCTGAACCAATTGCTTAGTTAAAAATTCAGACTTAGAAGCAAAACCACCATTTTTAATATCAATGCCTCTAAATTCTGTTTCCCCATTTAAATCAAAATTAACTTTTAATGGAGACACTGGCATTAATTTATCAAATGTATGCTTATGTAAATATCTACCAAGCTTACTCTGCTTGGTTAAATCAAACGTCTTAACAATAGTTGCATTCTTTAATAACTCTAGAATTCTATTGTTTTGGCCAGTTGTATTGTCAGCATATTGTGTTGAGTAATCAGTATCTTTAACTCTATAAATTACAAATTTTTCAGGTACTTTTCTATCTAACCAAATTGGAGCTAAAATTTTATATTGCTCATCATAAATTTTGTTAGAATTAAATGTAGCACCATAGTTATACTGATTTTCATATTGGAATGCATAATCAGAGTATGCATTTGTATCTGAGTATCTTCTTAATACTTGATATGCATCTTGTGCTGAAACCTTATTAAAGAATTTTGCTAAATCAGTTGAGTAAGATCCCTCTTCGCTAAGTTCAAATTTTTGATAATTGGTTTGAGCCAAAAACTTATTAGCGGCAAATGCACTCAAGAATATACCACCATTTGAATCTGCAACTAACTTAACGTTTGCAGTTAACTTTGGATTAGTTCTTAAAAGTGAAAATGTCGTCTTATCGTTGCTGTTAAGATTGTAGTTTATAGCCATTTACCAAACCTATTTTTACTCAAATTATATATCCCAGTAAAATAGCTGGTATATTACAGCTGTTGCGATATAACCGGGTTAGAGAAATCTACTAGATCTGAAGCAAAATAACCACTACTACTTCCTCCACCACTGTTATAGTTTGACAACATTGATGAGGTAATAGAATTGATATTTTTACCTGTTGGCTTATATTTAGCATAAACTTCAACGTCAAACTGGAATTCATTATTATTTGAATCAATAATATCAATACCAATTTTCTTAGCATAAGTTAAATTAGAGAATGTATTTGACAGGATACCTCCAATTCTACCGGTTCCGGAATCACCCGCACCATAATAATCTGTCATTCTATATTGGAATACTAACTCGATTGCAATTGAATTCTTACTAGATCCTGGAATGATCTTTCTACCCCTCTTGTTTTTAGCATCCACCGATAAAGAATCTTTAGTGATTGGAGATAAGAATAAGAATGAACCACAAGAGTGACCACCTAATAAATATTGATCATTTGCATCAAAAGAAGTCTTCGCCGTAGTTCTCATACCTGGGTTTCCAGATTCATTTATAGTGTTACACAATCTAAATGCAGTTTGAGATAAACCATCAGTGTCAGTAGATCTTCTTACTGCCGTTTTAGGCATACCCGTTAAACCGTTTGCATTAATCTCTAACGCATTGAATTGTGAAGAATAAGGGTGATCGATGTGCAAGAACATACCGTTATCATAAGCGGCCGCATTTGTTGCATTAATAGTAGAAATCTTTACTAAACCTGTTGGTTCGCCATCAGCACCACACCAAACAAAATCTACCTGTGGGTCTGCAGTAGCATCAGCAGAATAACCAACGTTTAAGACATCTACACCTGCAAAACTCTTTTCCCAAGTGTTTGTATCAAGAGATACTCCAGGCATTGGATAACTTAAACCATATTCAGTTACATCATATCCTGTTAATTCTGATGCGTGAATATCGCTAGTAACATATAATTGGCTATCATTTGATAGATTCTTAAATCTAGAATATGCAAATTGGCCTTTTAACTGCATTGACTGCTGTGGTGAAGGATTGAACCAATTATTTGTTGTATCGGTTGGATCCAAATTTTGATATACAACTGGAACTAAATCATAATTACCTTCAGTTGTGTAATATGTGTTAGAAGAAACCTCAGAAGAAATCGAACCAGTTGCTAATCCAAACTTAGTTGTTGTTGATGAAGAAGGAGCTGGTAAATCAGTATCACCAATAATTCTTGCAATCAACTCTAAGTCAGTTGCTTTAGAGTTTGATAATTCGATCTTATAGTTTTTAGTAACAATGTGACCTTTATAATTTGTTGAAGGTAATTCATCGACATAGTAACCTGCAAATAATTTAACAGTTGTATTATTGGTTACTTTAGTTACGTTACCATCTTCGTCAATAATAACAATCTCAAGCTCACCAAGAGTACCTTCAATTTGTGCTTTTAATCTTTCAATCTCAGCTTGCATCTCAACAATCTTATCATATAATGAGATTGGAGTTTGAGAAGCTGTTAAGAAACCTGAAGCAATTGAAGAAGCAGTGTGTGCAAAATATTTATCGCCAGCTTCAAATTGATCTCCTAAGTGGTCATAAATACCTTCAGCTGTTAATTCTTCTTTTAATTGAACTTTAACGCTATCAATTTCATTAGAAGAAACTAATTCAATTACTGAATCTGTTGCTAATTCTCCGTCTGGGAATTGAACTCTTACGATATCAGACCATTCTGATTCAACTGGGTTTGCTGGAAAACCAGCCTCAGAGATTGATTTAACCATAATCTCTACAACTTCACCTGGTTGAATTGGTAAATCTAATGAATTAAAGTTTACTGCCTGTGCGTCTTCTTCAGACTCAGTAACCCATTTATATACGCCATCAACCAATTGTCTCTTTCTGACTGGGCCACTAACCTCAATCCAGTTTGAGAATGCTGCAGTTTTTGAAGTACCATTTGTTGTATCTTCAAATTGAATCTGTTCAACTTGTGCAGTTTTACCACTAGTTGATTGGTATCTATATCTAATCTTAAATTGTATAACCTCTTGTGAAACTTGATCACCGATTGTACGTGGTTCTGGAATTGACCAGAAACCTCTAATTCTAAATTTAGGTGTAACTTTCTTTAAATCAGATGATTCAGCAGATGCTTTAATTTCAGTTACAATAGAAGAAAACAATTTAGATTGAGAATCTCTATCACCAATTAATGTTCTTAATTCAGCTTGTTGCTTCAAGAACTCAGTTTTAGATTTAAATTTCTTAGTGCTTAATAAACCCTTTTTCTCTTTAATAGATTCATCTAAACCTTTAATTGTTTGTTCAGCTGAAATTTTATCACCCTTTAATTGCTTAACTTTTTGTACAGTCGTATTATCAGTTAAGTGCTTATTAACCTGAATAACTTTTAAATTATTAGCAACTAAAGCTGGAGCGGCTGGTTTAATACCAACGCTTGATGGCGGAATATAATCAACTCTTAGAGCCTTAATAAATTCACCAAAGTCTGCAACATTTTCTTTATAGTATTGTGCTAATGTAACTCTACCACCAACTGCATTTACAAGTTGTAATTCATTTGAATAAAAACCAATACCTGGAGAATACTCATCAGCTGGCATATTTGATACATGATCTATTGGCTTAACAAATATAACCTGTCTTTCGTTAAAACCAACATTGATTTCAATATCTAAATCTGTATCAACGTCTTTATAAACTGCTAATTGAGCTTCACCAATATTAATTGGTTCAAAGCCCTCAATCAATTCTAATTCAACTTGTGATGTTGAATTATCAATTGATTTAATAATGTATCTAGTTCTGTAAGCTCCAGAATTAACAATTAATGAATCATTAACTCTTAAAACCTCAGTATCTTTTAATGTTCTTGTAGAATCTGAATATGTTAATTTATTTAATGTAAATAATTTAACAGTTTTTGTTTGTGTAACACCATCAACAATAATATTTCTTTGTTGATTGTTAATCATAGTTACGTCAAATGAACCATAGTATTGCATGGTTCTAATTGGCATATCAATAACGTTTGAATCAATATAATATTGAATATCGTTATCTGCTAAATATGATTTAAATTGAGCGTAATTAATATCGCTCTGTGCTTTGTATCTATCGTCAAAAATATCAGCTGTCGCAGTAGCATCAGAATTAAAAATGTATCTTTCAACGTATACTCTTTCTGTTTCAATTGGAAGCTGACCGCTAACATCAAGACGAACAGTTAATAGAGGATTTAAGAAGTCCTCAAAAAATTCGTTTAATTTAGTGTTGAATTGAGAAGGGGATGCTAATTTCTTAATTGAAGGAGCTGGCCCTTTTAATCTTGAGCTATAAATTCTTCTAAATGTACCATCCTTTAATCTAACGTTTGCAGAATTACCATCAATTGCAGTAATTGATTTTACGTTAGCATCAAGTCTTTCAAGTTCACGTTTTAAATAACCAAACGCCGGGATTTGAACTGACTTTAATTGCTTAGTGTTTGGATCATAAAGATCTAAAGTCACAGTTTCTTTGTCCGTCGAAATAGCTTCGTTAATACGGTTGAAAGTTTCTAGAGAGTTTGTGTTTAACTCTAGAAACTGTTCCATTAGTTGTGAAATAGAATTCTGTGCGCTCATATTATCTTATAATGTCAAATTCAAATGTCTTGTTTACTGCGTCAACACATACCATTTCGATATATGGTTTAGTGCTAATCAATTCTGACGCTGGAATTGATCCTTTTAACAACCAACTACCACCTGTTTTAATATAAACATTGATCGACTTATTATTTAAATTGTAAATTTTATCTCTAAAAGACATCTTTACAACTTGACCTAATTTAAAACCAACGGTAGAATCGTCTATGTATATATTGAAATCATATTCGAACTTCTCTTGTTCAAGGTATAATCTAATTAAGTTATCATACTTCTTAACTCTAGTCCAAACACCTTGTGAAGCTGCATTTGCTGGATTAAATTTATTAGAAGCATTTAAGTCAGATACAATTTGACCAGTCTGAAAATTATAAACTCTAGATTCTGATAAGGTATAACCGTAGTTTGTGTTATTAATTTTGATCTTGTTTGGAGTTGACTTATCAACAACTACTCCATCGCCGCTAACAACAACATCAGTGTTATATTGCAGCTCGGTTGGAATTTCACCAGAGATCACCTGGTTTAATCTTTTATTTGTAGATGAGATTAATTGTAGGATAGAACCCGAGTTCTCAAAATTCAATGCAGCAGCCTCTAGCGACTCTTCTACATCGGCTAATCTAGCTAAAATATCCGTCTGTTGTGCAGATGTTAAAACTGCATTTTCAATATTGTATAATCTCTTTAAAATATCTGCGTGATTGTTGTTTGCTTCAGCTAAAACCTTAGCGGCGTTTTCCAACGCAGATGTTGTATCAAAGAATACATCCATTGAGAATGTTGTGAAGTCATTAATATTCTTCTCAATACCAACATTATCAAGTGATGAATTAAATTTAACGTTTAATTTCAAGGCAAATGCGTTACCATTTAAACCAGTAACGTCATTTGGCTTATACTTAGACACTTCTGGAATGTACCAACCTTGACCAGCCGGATCCTCTTTCCAGTTATCTAAAATAATAATACCATAAAGGTTAGTTGATCTTTGTGCAGCGTTAGACTTAGAATATACATCATAATAAACTAAGATTGCGTTGAATCTGAAATCACCGCCACGCTTTGCGTAATCTACTAAATTATTTAATTTTGGATCATTAACGATTTGAGCATAAGTGTATGGATTAAATTCGATACCGTATGCATATCCATTATTTACATCTAACGTAATTTGACCGCTATTATTATCAGCTAATGCTTCTAAATTAATATTTGGATCTGGGTGTGTTTGACCTGCTCTACCATTAATAAAATCAGTTGGAGAATATGCAGTTGCAGTTGTGTTAAAGTTTGAAACTTTAAATAATACATCTGGTGTATAACCAACATAAGAAGGAACGTTAACAAATACTTCGTTATATGTGTTACCTTGATAGTTTTTATCGTTAGTTACATCAATGTTTCCAATGTATTTTACAACTCTAGAATATTCAGAGCCAGTTTGAAGTGAATCATCTTCTTCAACTACTCTAGCATATCCACTTTCAACTTCTTGTGAAGTACCTTGGCGAACTCTAAAACCACCTAAATGGTGTAACCATTTGAAAAAGATTTTTTCAGAATCTGAAGCAAATCTTACCGCATCAAAATCATCATCGTTTAAGATAAAGTTTTCAAAGTTTAATGCGTAGTTTTGAAAGGTTTGCGCAAAATCGACGTTAGCATTACTATTAGGAACATAATCAGCACCACTTGCATCAAACAAGTTTTCAAATTGAATGTAATTACTTGTTGAACCTTGAGATGGCTCAGCAGCTACTGGTAAATCCAATAGTGCGAACTTTGAGTATTCAAACACAATGTCAGGATTGTAATACGCACGAGTAAGATCCCTAGCAGCGCTAGAAAAAGCATACATCGTGCCGCCCTGTTCTTGTGGTATTCTAATTAATGGTGTTGCCATTTATGTTATCTATTTGTTTTAGAATGTAACAGTACAATTAACCTGAGAGATGATGTACCAGAAAGATCCAACATATCTTAAAGTTAAAGTACCATTAGACAAAATTGTTGCCGCAGTTGCACCTGCAATATTAGTTGCATCCAAGACGATTTGGCCGCCATCAGCGATCAAAGTAATTTCTTGGCCTGCATCTCCTGCTGCTAATACATTTGTACCCGTTAAGGCAGTTGCATCTAATACGTAAGTAGTTGCAATGTATTGGTTAGCTGCTGGCATTGTAGTAGCTGAAACAATTGAGTGTCTAAAACCTTCTTCTAAGATAACTGTACCTTCTGCTGTGAAATCTACATTTGCAATAACATCAGTATTTGAAACTGAAAATAAATTTGAACCGCCGTTTGCTAATGTAAGGCCACCCGCTTGAATACCACCAGAAATAGATAAAGTCTGTGAAGTTGGATCCAAAAGATCTGTTACATCTACAATCTCGGTATTTAATGCGTTGAAATTGTCGTTAATAACAATCCTTGAAGAAGCTAAGCTATCTGTTGCTAAAAGAGTCGTGATACTTGCCATTTTAAATAATATTTAGTATGTTTTTTGTTACTTTATTTTTATTACCATTCAAGTCAGTAAGTTCCAGCTCAACTGTATAAAAACCTTTTTGTTTAAACAGATGAGTGAACCACTGATTATTATAATATATATCCTGGATATTTAAAGTATTATTTATCAACCTCCATTTTTGCGAAATTATACCAGGCATATTAGTCAAATCATATGATAGGGTTACGTGATTCATTTTATGTAAATCTACAACATCTCTAAAGATATATGTATCATTGAATCCTGGGTTATAACTTGTAAAGTTGATTTTATTTAAGATTTCACCACCAAATTGGCTATTGAAATACACGTTTATAAAGTCATAATTTCTGCTTGGCTCTTTTGCCACCGCTAAAATATAGTAACAAACATCCTCACCAAGAGGGCCGGTTCCAGTTAATGGGTCTGCGTCTTGGTCTAATAGGATCGGGTTCCAATTGAATTTACTAAATAGTGGATATTGTACTGGATCCAGATTGTTTAATTCATCTGCAATTCTTTCCCACGCATCAATATCTGCATTATCAAGTGGATATAATTCTGTAATTGAATAAGCATCAGTAATCACATTATGTCCCTGTTGTTGTTCAATAACTAAATCAGATCCGTTTATAAACTCATTTACACCTTGATTCATTTGAACTAGATTAACTTTAAATGATGAATTAATGTCTCCACCAATTCTTGTCATTTTCCAAGTAACTTCTTCGCTATCTGACCAAGTGTGTGTATCTAATGCGCCCCATTGGTAAGGACCTGGGGTTTCATTAAATCCTGAAGGTTGAGTTGAATCTAAGTATCTGCGAATTGTTGAATATTCAACGCCATAGGCTTCGTCATTTACATAATTAGCACGATCTAACGTTAAGTAGAAAGAACCTACAACATCGCCAATTGGCTCTAAGTTTTCTCTAGACCATTCCCAATCAGAACCAGCCTTAGCCCATGTAAAATTATACTCTCCCCATGTTAAAGGTTTCGTAGCAATTTGTGTAACCCCGTAAATTTCAACATTCTTATTTTTAACTTGGATCCAATCTTTCTTAATCTTAGTACTTTTTACATTATACAAGTCATACAGGTTGGCCTCAATGTGATAACTTCCAGCAAATGGTAGAACTAATGGGAATTGGATATAATCCTCGATCGGGCCCCTAAATGACTTATCATAATTAGGACCTTTAACAACCCATTCAATCTCATAAACACCTCTATGCCACCAGTTTTCCCAAGTTAATAAGTGGTTACCAGTATCTTCGGCATCCATCCATGAAAATTGAGCATCTTCCCACATGTCTTCTAAGCCTTCAATTTCTAAAACAAGAGGAGCACCAATTGGAATACCTGCAATTGTGTTAAAGGTATCTAATGGCTTATCGTAATATATTGTATAAAAGTTTTTAATTGATTCAACAACTTCTGCTCTATCATTTGAAAGAGCCAATTGATTAAAGTCTTGATTTTTACCAGTTAAACGATAATCAACAAATCTAAGATCTTCAATAAAAAGCTCTCTAAATTCTGGAGTTTTAACACTCTCAAATTCTCTACCAGCATCTTGATTTTTAATGCTGTGTTGGTTAGTCCAAACATTTTGATTAAATTGAGAGAAGTAATCGCCTTCACCAGTAATATCTACAATTTTAGATTGCAACGGTAAATATTCACGCTGCAATTTGTTTTTTAAACCATATAATTTAATTAAGATTTCATCTGGTGAGAAATCGCTCATTTCTTCAACAGCTGGAATATCCCATTCGTCATAATCACCTGTTGGTGTGTTCAATCTATAAACTAGTGAAAACCTTGAAGTCTTTTTATGATTTGAGTTCGGTAATTCAGTTGTTCTGTTCTTATCAGCTAAAAATCCTTTAACTTCTTGATTAGGAACCGCAACTGCTAAAAGCTTACCAAAGTTTTCAGATTGTTCATTAACATTTAACCAATATTCTTTTAGGGTTAAATTGTTATAACCAAAAAAATCAATTGCATTTAATAATGCTTTATATGTACCAATAAAAGGCTTGATTTGAGACGCTTGTAATAATAACTCTTTGCGCTTTTGGTTAATTAAGATCCAATCTGGCGAACCTTCTTTAACATCCATATCTTTAAAGATAAAGAAATCTAATGGACTTAAAGACATTCCCATATTGGTTAATAATACATCTAATCTCTCGTCCTCTGCCTCAATTTCGCCGTACACTCTAATTTCAGCATACTTAACTGAATCAATATAAACATTTAAAACGCGAGTATGATATGAATCAATTTCTGATTTAAATGCAATTTGTGCTTTAACTGGGATTGGTTTAGCCGCATTAGTTATAACCTTTAATCCATTCTGAGTTCCAACCGAGTACGAAGGATCTAATATGGCTGATTCTTGATACTTATCAATATTTACAAATGGCTCTCCGTTTTCAAGCTTTGCACTATATAAGAAAATATCATTAGAAGATTCATAATCAGCCTGAAATTCAAATTTAATTTTAACATCATTGCCTGATTCTGAAATTGGGGTAACCCATTGTGTACCACCAACTTGATTGATTGTTTCTTCTAAAATAAAAATAGTATAAGTTTCATATAAACCTGCAGAAACTATAGGCAAATACACATTTGCTTGATAGAATCCAAGTGTATCATTCCAAACAGTATTCAGTTGATCTGAATTGCTATCAAAAAATCTTAAGTTTTGGTATGCCATTAGATATTAAGATCGTCTTTTTTGGTTGTATATGATTTGTACTTTTTTAAGTATTTAACCGAATCAATTAAATCAGCTAGAGTCTCTTGTAAAAGAGAAATAAAGTCATTCATTACTGGACTTCTATAAATATATTGAGAGATCGAATTCCTTAAAATATTATCACGGTAATTATTACCTAAATGTTTACGCTCATCAACCGCAGTTCTACGAACTGAATATAATCTTTCCTTTCTTGATTTAAATAGATTCTCGAACGCCATTATAATGCCTTTCTATTTTTAGCCTGTACTTTAGCAAAAATTGTATTTGGAACCGCAGGTTCGTCGAAGTAGATTGAAAGCGCTGCCATTTCACCAACTTTAGCGTCATCTAAAACTTCAACATTGTCTCTGTCAACCCAACCACCTCTAAACATTGCAACCTCTTCTTTTTCAAGAATAATATCGCCAAACGAATCTAGGTTAATTACATTCTCTGGAAGAGCTGCACCTGGTTCAAAGTTAACCTTTCTCTCAGTTACTGTTCTCTTAAAGAAAACATATTTACTATTACCGTTACCAATATCTTCAAGGACTGGTGTTGATGGAGTTACTATAACTGTCTTTGTCAAATAGTAACCTAATCTGCGTGCATCCTCTTCAACCTTTGAAATAAATCTAATATTCACTGAATCGACACCTTCAACTCCCTCTAAGAGGGCGATAATGTCCGACTTAGGTAATCTATCTCTTCTCGTGATGTTGATTAAATAGTTTGAAATCTTAGAACGAATTTCTGTTGCTAATGTAGACTTATCATAACCTTCAAAGTAACGAACCTTAACGTCCATTCTAAAATACTGCGGTTGTGGCTCAACAATTTTAACCTCGGTTGTAACCATCTGTTGACCGCTTTGCTCTAATAAGTCAAGGATGCCGTTCTTTTCTTCGCTTGAAAAAAAGAATTCATCCATCTCTAAATTAAAGTAATCTTTGTTTTTGGTTAATTTACGTTTAGTGTCTGGTAACATGAATAAGTAAATCACGTTATCATCATCAATATAACCATCATCAGTCGTATTATATGCATCTAAATAAGAGAACATTCCATATTTAGAAAGGAAATGCTCGTAATTATCTGGAGTTGCCAACACAAATGAATGTGATTGCATCGGAGCAATCAATTTAGTTAATTGAGTTGATTCTGGATCTGCCCCCATTCTTGGCGCAACAGTAAAGCTCGATTCTAATAATTCATTTAAATTATATTCATTACCAACTGGATCATATCCAGCTGAAATAAATTCAAATGTTAAATCTTTTTGGCCAGTTAAGTTACCAACTGCACCAGCAGTTACGATATATTCAATTTGAATTGCAGCACCTGCAACCGGAATCTTGCCAAATGAACCATTACCAAAATAAATATCTAATCCACCTGATAAACCTGTTTTAACTAAACATCCTTCAGTATCAACTTTCATATCATATAATGAATCGTATAATGTCCATAACTTACTATTGACATATACTCTTACATGTTTATGATCAGTGAAACCCTTAATTCTAATATTAAATGATTGTAAAGCTTCACCAGTTCCTGTTACAGTTTGCGTTTCGACTTTACCTTGAATAACTGGAATGTAAATATAGTCTGCATTAGTTTTTTCAATTCTAAATAGATCACTATTTGTTCTTAAAACATATTCCAAATTATTTGTCTTAGATCTAATAATAGTATTACGTGGAAAATTGATTGAATCACCTGCGATATCATTAAAGGCTGAAGTATTTAATCGCACTCTGATTTCACCATTTGCGGCTGCTCCTCTAAAAGGATCGTGACCTGCTAAACGAGCAAGTCCATAGATAGATTCAGGCTGTTGGGCCGTTAAAATATTTTGCTCAACTGTTGAATCTTCAATATAAAAGAAGATCATTTTAGTTATCTCAGATAGAACATCTAAAATCTGAGAGAACGGTGAAGCAGTGGTAAACAATTCGCTAGTTCTACCATACAAACGAGCAATATACGACCTTGTGTCGTTAATCATCTCATTGGCTTTTACCCTGCTTGCCGATAAAAATTTAAATTCAGCCATTTTTAATTTTTATAAATTTTATATGTAAACACCTAATTGAAACTTGGAATCAACTCTAATGTCTAAAAACATTACGTGTCTATTCATTTCCTCAACAAGTTCAACGTCGATGGTTACTGGGTATTTTTTTGATAGTGGAACATATTTATTTAGTTGTTCATTAACTACCTTTTTTATTAAATAATCGTTATATCTTAATTCATATACGTAATCTTCGAGGTTTGCGCCAAAATCTGGTGAACCAAGAACTGATCCTCTTCTTGTAAAAAGAATAGTTTCGATCTGAGTTAACAACATAGATAAATCATCATCCTGTTGCATTTTATCAGAACTGTAACCCGGGTCTCCTAATGATCTTACGTAAAATTCCATATACTATATATTTTATTAAGAATGCATCATCCAGTCTGTGCCTTCATCCTCTTTAATTTCTTCAATAACCTTATCGAGCTCTTCTTGCCCTAAACCTTGAATAGCGTCTGGGTTAACTTGAATATTACCAGGAAGATTAAAAGAGAAAATTTGTAACTTTTGACCTAAAGATACTTTAACCTTAGCAGCAACATATCTAAAGAAAATTTCATCACCAAATAGTGCACAATCTGGAATAGTTTCATATACTTCTAAAATAACATCTTTCTTAGGAACTTCACCCATGAATTTTAATTGATGTGTTAATTGATTGTAATGAAAACTAAGTGGATTTTGAATAATTTGACGAGCTAAATCAAAAAACTTTTCTTGAACAACATAATATTGTAAATTCTCAGCAGCCGCCGCAGTATGAGCACCACCATAAAGACCTCCCATCATAATTCTTTCATATGAAAAATCACCTTGCGTAAAGTTAATATCTGCACTACCGCCCCATCTTGAACCTGTTTCAAATACCCCGTACACAGAAAAGATTTCACCACCACCGTTTACTGGATCTGGGCCTGGAAGAGTGAATGCTCTATTAGCTTTAAAATATGCACTATCAAAAAGTGCAACTGGTAAAACTACAAAAGACTCTTTTACAGAGTATTCATAATTTTTATAGAACCATTTTTTAGCCCTATTAATTATGTTTAAAACCTCTTTTCTTGGTAGGTTCATTGGGATCATACATGAACCAGTAACCTCATCAGCGATTTCAGTTACAAAGTTATTTAAACAATCTGAATCAAACTGAGGGTCCTGTGCCCAATCGTCGTTTCCTACAAAAATGTTGCTCATCGTTTTTATTTTATATTTCTTGATATAGAATCTTTTCTACACCGTCAAATGTTGCTGTTTTTTTATCGTATTTACCTTCTCTAAAGATTCCGCCTTTCATTTTGCCTTTCATAACGCCATCAATTCCAAAAACATAACAGTCATTTACGTGGCATGTTTGATGAATATATGAACTTTTAACTTTAGAGCTATTAATCTGTGAAAATTGAAAGAAGTTACAATGCTCGATATCTGAGCCATTAACATCACATCTAAAAATATCACAGTGCCTAAACTCTCCTCTTAAACTTGAGTTTACAAAATCATAATGTCTTAAATCAACACAATATTCAAGTTTACCATCATTCAATTGAACCTTACCGGTATCCGTATCATAGTTGATATGTCCTTTAGTTAATTGTCCATGCGTAAACAATCTCATTACTTGATCCTTAATGTTTGACCAATATAGATCTAAAATTCTTCCATCTTTTTTTAAATCAACTGTAAATTGGATATCTTTCCAACCCTTTTCAATATTTCGCCAATCTTTTGTAGCATCAATAATTCTCTGATTCTCTGCTAAGATTCTCTTCAATTCTAACGCATTTAATTGTGTAAAATTTTGATCTTCTGTTGATTTCCAAAGTTGTATTAAAAAGCTATCTAATAAGTGTAGAATTGTTGATGTTTTCTTTTCATAATCTTTACCACCAAGATATCTAAACTCTAAATAGTTTTTATGTCTCTTCTCAAAGTTAATGCCATAATATTTAGTGTCTGGGAAGATAAAGTTTTGTGAATTAATATGTTTACCGTCAAAGAAATAGGTGTCCTTAGTTGGTAAGATAAATTTAATAGATTTAGCGTATGCAGATCCTTCGCGCTTTGGAAAGAACTTAAACACTTGATCTTCTTTAAAATCAAGAATAAATTTAAGAACATTCATCTTAGCGATTCTAGTCTTTACGTCAATCTTATTTTTATCAAAAGATAGGTTTAAGTGGATACCAGCCCTATCAGTTGTCCAACCATTCTTTTCAATCCACTGTAATACGTTGATGATTAATAATCTACCCTCATAATATGGCAAAGCGCCGGTAACCAATTCCATAAGACCTTGGCCACCGCTCATATCTGGTTCGATCTTGAATTCCTTTGCAGTCACTTCAAAATCTGAGTGCGCTTTTGTTTCAACTCTAATCTTCTTATTTAAAACCTGCTCTAACGCCTTTGCAGTTTTTTCAGGTCCTAAGTCAGAGAAGAATTCAAACTCCACACCCACCAGGGCATTTTTCAATATTTCTGAATCATTAAATGTATTCATTCGCGAATTAATTAAACTTAAGTTAGTTTATATATTCAACATAGATTATCATATTAACCTGAAAAAAAGTTTCACAAATATTTTTTTATGTCGCGGAAAAGTGTTATATTTACTTTGTTAGTTGGAGGTAAGTAATTCGGTAAGGAGCAAGTCCGAAGTTAAGAGGTCCCTGAAGCAGTCGCAACCCACTACTCAACAACTAGCCATCTGCTCGAGAGGATGGTGGAATAAGAGGACTATGCATGGTCCTCTTTTTTTTGCATAAAAAAAGGGGCCGTTTGGCCCCTTTCATTTCTTTCTAGAGAAATTAAAGTTTCAAGAAGATCTTGCGAGTAGCAGAATCAATTCTTATAACTTGTACTGTAATATTATCACCAACCTTTAGGGTTTTAATATCAATTGTTTCTGGTAATTCAGATATGTGAAGAAGACCAGCTAGACCTTTTTCAACGTCAACAAATACACCATAGTCTTTTACTGACTTGATTAATCCAACAACTTCAGATGGAACTTGAATACGCTCTTCAATGCCGTCCCATGGATCAATCTTAACTGGCGCGTCCAATTGGGTAAGAATGATCTTTTCATTTGTAACAATCTCTTTAATCTTGAAAGTTACATCATCACCTGGTTGAACTTCACGAGCCTTATGTCTCTTAGCAAGTTCTGGGCTAAGATCATTTACGTGGATCATACCTGTTAAACATCCATTAAATTCAACGAATACTCCGTATTTAGCCGAACCAGTAACTTGACCTGTAATTTCTACTCCCAAGTTTTCTTTAAGAGCTTCAACCTGTGATGGGATCATTGCTTTCAAGTATTCTCTATGGGATACAACAATTGTTCCACGCTGTTGTGAGAAGCTCATTGGCACAACATAAAGTGTTTGACCAACGATTGATTCAAAATCAGCCAACTTATTGATACCTGCAAGTGAACCTGGCATGAAACATGCAACACCATTAATTACAACAATGTAACCTCCACCTGGAATCATTTCACTTACAAAACCTTCGTAAGCTGTGGTTCCTTTTTCAATTGCTTGCATTAATTCATCGATAATCGCTGTTTTAATACCAACAGAAACTGAACCTGTAACGTGAGATCTATTAGAAGTCTCGCGGGTATCTGTAACCTGAACCTTTACTTTTTCTCCAGGTACTAACATCTTACGAATCCCTGCGTCTTCTTTAAGCATATTTACATATACCATCTCGCGGTAATTGATGTCGATTGATGCCCACTCTTGATTAACGCTATACACGGTTCCATCATAAATTTCACCTTTATTGATGTGCATAACTGAGTTAGCAACAGCATCAAAGCCTAGCATGAGGTTAAGAAGATCCTGAGCGTATGGCTCATGTGAATAGACCTTAATACCTTTAGGTGCTTTAATCTTAGTGTTAGGTTTGCGGAGTGTTTTTGGACAGGTAGCAATGTGTGCTTCCCAATCGAATTCGTCCATAGGGACATTTGCGTTTTCGAGCCTGTTTGAAGTTTTAAGCTCTTCTTGTACTAGAATTGTGTCTTCTGACATTTTTTTTTAAAATTAAAAAGGGTTAAACATAATAACATATTATATATCTAAATAATTTGGGAGATTTTCCTAAGCGCTAGGTCCCATTGCACCTTCACTGTAAGAATTTGGCTCAGTCGCTATATCCTTAGATTTTGTAAGTTGTTGAACAACAGAATTCAACCATTCATCATATTTTAGAATAACGGTTGCATTTGCTGCTTTAAGATCTTTAGCCGCATTATTACTTGTTTCTCCTTGCTTAATAGCTTTATTAAGATCTTTTCTATTATCTGAAGTTAATGGGAATACAAATATTTTAAATTCGTTACCTCGAGCAAGCTCTTCAACCTGCTTAGCATTCCATTTTTTACCTGCAAATGTATATGACCATTCATTTTTAGCCTCTTCCAATTTACCTTGTAATTCAACATCAGTTGAAATTTCTTCTTCCTTCTTTTTAACTTGACCTAATATACCTTCTAATCCCTTTAAAGGAGCTGCAATAACTCCCATGAATTCTTCGTATGGTTTAGTTTTATCAATACCTAAATCTTCTGCAGTTGTCATAAAAAGTTTAAGAGTTATAAATACGCTGTCAATAGCTCTCTTAATCTTAGAGATTGTAATATAGATTTTTAAAGCTGTAGAGAATGGGTTTGGACCAACTGGGCCAATAACGTTTGGCATTAAAGCCTCTGATAAAGATTTAGTAAATTCTTTAGGGATACTCATTAACTCTTTCTTTAAGCGAAATGCATTTGCCTTAAGCTCATCAAACTTTTTCTTAAGTTCCTTTTTAGATAATCCTTCAGTATATTCTTTAATTAATGCATCTTTTTGATTTTTTAAATCTTCTTTAAGTAATTCTTTTTCTTCGGGTGTTAAATTTTGGCCCGTTAATTCTTTATATTGTTTATAATATTCCTCTAATACCTTTTCAAAGCCTAAAACCTTATCAATATACAACATAACAATATCTTCATACGCATATATTAAAAGGGTTGCGCCTAAATAAGTATCAACTGCGTTTGCAACGTATTCTGCATTGGTTGGACCAGGGTTATTATTTTGGCTTGATGTTGATGGGCTAGAATTTGTTTGAGGCGCTGGGTTAGATTGGCCAGCTTGTGTATTAAATCCACCGCCGCCGGCCCCTGAAGAAGATTCGCCAGACGCAACAGTTCCGCCAATACCATTACTCATTGGAACTCCTTTATTGATTGTATTTTTCGCGTCTGCCATATTATCCTTGTTTAATGTTATTTAATCTAGATTTTAATAATGTCATATCTAATTTAAAATTAGGAGACATTGGGCCAACACCAGATACGTGAACGTGATTATTAATAGTATCAACAATTTTTTCTAAGTAACCTGTTAAAGTTTCACCTTTAACTGCTGGCTCGCTTTCATCATTATTTGACGAAGCAATATAAATTTTACTTGAATGTAAATAGATCTTACCGTCATTTGAGAAACGAATTGCTGGCGCAGCATCTTTATCATTACCAGTTGCCATAGTTAAACCATCCTCCGGGCTCCACCAGATCCTTACATTTCTTTCAGCGTCATATACTAATGAAACCACATCTTGTGGTGCTGAGGATGAATCTAATACATCCCCTTTTAAATCTTTATTCTGATTAACTTGAAACCAATACTCTGGGTGATAAATGTTACCATTGTCAAAGCGAATCGCAACAATATCCCCGATTCTTGGGATTGAATGTGCCCCAACATGATCACGATTCATTGGAGTTGCCCATGGAATTGCGTCATTAGTTAAATTATCAAATTTACCATACACCTTTACACGACATCTTCCAAAGTTAGAAGGGTCTTGATTATCAACAACCTCCCCTAACCAATGTGTGTCTCTAATATTATCTTTGTAAAGGTCTCTATTATTCATTATCCATATACGTTACCAAGAGATCTAACCGCAGCATCATCTAGGTTTCGACGAATTGGCGCGCTAGCTTCAAATCCATATACGTTTTCCTGCACTGCTACTCCAAGATTTCTTGTTTGTTGATTTATATCTGTTTGTTGATCTATTTTATTAATAAAATTTTTAAATACATTTTCTGGATTTTGTATTTTATTAAGTGTTCGATCTCTAACATATTGTTCAATTTCAAGTTGCTTTTCTTTTGACAGTCTCTTCATGTCATTCGCGAGTCCTTTTGCTATATTCTCAACGCCTTCTTGAATCTTTGATTTTAATTTACCTTTAGAATTTTCAAGTTCAATTGGAGGAGCCGGCGAAATTTTATCATCATTATATGTTGTATTAACAATACCATTTAATGCTCGAGCTTCAACTCTATTTACGATATCATATTTAATACCAATTTCGTTGCCAACTGGTGCATCTGGGTTCTTTGATAGATCCGCAAATGGCGTAGTACCGCCTTGAATATCAAACTCACAAGAACCTAATGAAACCATAAGGTAAGGTTTATTCTCCTCTCCGGTTAATGGCGCAACTGGCTTAGCACCAGCTATTAAAGAAACCCCACCTTCATCATAATTTCTAACAGCTCTAATTTCAGTAACATATACATACATTCTGAATTGTCTTAAATTCTTAGGTAAGATCCATCCCCACTTATTTTCGTCAAATGCAGCTCTACGATATAGTTGCATTAAACCAGTAATTGCTAAGTTAATAGATTCTAAAGTTGAAATGGTCAAAACTGCTTCGTCTCCACCTCTAAAAGGATTCCCAGTGTCATACTTTAGAATTCTATCTAATCCACCTAAACCTTGCCAATACCAAGGTGCTCTATTATTAATAGTCTTAAGTGCTTGTATAAAGTTCTGTAGATCTTCTTTACGTTCTTCGTAGAACTTACCGCCACCTTGGCTAATTAATTTATCATAATATGCAGTAGCTCCACCTGCGAGTAAGGGTGAATTGACCTTATCTGTAAAGTCAAACATTAAGACAAACGACAAATAGGTTGGATCCTGATATGGCAGGGTAGCCAACTTGCCTTTTCTAAAATCTGCTGTATTTCCAAAATCTGACATATATTATTTATCCAATATTATTTAGACGGCTTGGCCATTCTCTTCGATAAAGAGTCAGAGTTTGAGCAATTTTACCCGTATTCTTTTTATATGTATATTTAATACCTCCAACCACATAGAACCCGCTTAAAAAATCATCGATTGTAACAGACGTGCTAGGGCCATTATCATTTGAAGTTTCAGTAGCCTCAAATCCTTTGTCCTCTTTCTTACTCTTTAATTGATTATCTGCTTGAATTCTTTTTTGAGTTTCATTGAAAATAAGAATTGGAAGCTTTTGATATCTATGTATTGCTGGATTAAATCCTTCTAATTGAACTTCTAAAATCATCTTTTGAAGTTCATCATTGTTTTGTTTATTATGAATCCTTGCAAAGTTATGGTTGATATGAGTATTGGAAGTAGCTGGGTCAACATCAATTCTACCCATGTACTTTGTTTTTACTTCCTGTTTATATCTCTCTTCATCTCTACGACCCTTTAATGGTTCTTCAATATCTTTTAAACTCTTTGAAGAAAGTGGCTCCTGATCAAAGCTAACCAGCTTCTCGTTTGAATCATTTTCAAAATATTGTAGAGTCTTTTTATATCCATTTAATTTTGCAAAGGCACCTGATCTATTAATTAAAGCATATTTTTCAATATGCGTATTTAAGCCTCTAGCATTAGAATGTGATGTTAAAACAAGAGCTCCTTCAGATTCATTAGCATCTTTATCAATACCTTTAACGTCTGTAACATTTTGAGAAAAGTTAACTTTAATAGTTTCAAAATCTTCTTCAGAATTAATTAGATGATTTATGTTAACATAGTTTAAATAGTAATATGGATCAATTGAAAATGTCTGAAAAGATTCATCATTAATATATGAGTGTTCAACCCTTTTTTGAATTGAATCCATAATTGAATCATTTGCAATAAGCATATTCATACTATCATCAGCCGCATCAATATTTGTTGCAAATCCTAAACCAAGATCTTGAGCAATAGATTGTAATTGATTTAATGAAGTATCTTTAGGATAACTTTTACAAACCTCTGCATATAGAGATGGCACCTTCATAGTTCCAGTAAATACAAATTTACTAGCAAGTCCGCTAGTTAATGTTGTTTGAGCTGGAGTTTGAACATCATCAATATCAAAGTCAATTCTTAAATCTTTATAAACATCCTTTTGTCGAGCAGCAATTCTTAAAGATAACACATCACCATCTCGCGGAAATGCATCAACACTAAAAAATGCTTGATTATCTACTAGAGAAACTTTAATAATTGGAATAGCTCCAGTTGAATCGATTTCCAATGTTTGAATGTCAGCATCGCCAAATGAATAACCATTGATAATCACTAATGGTTTTTCTGCCCCTAAACCATCACTAATATTTGATTTACCTTCTTCCTCTTTGAATGACTCGAAAGTATATTCGTCAAGTTTAATAGAAGGCTCAATAATCGTAAGTATGTGATTACTTAATGCCATTGTTAAATTGTAATTTTACCGTTACTAATATCTATATTCTTTTCACCTGGTTTTAAAACGTTAGGTGGTAAAGGTTGTGATGATCCATTTTTAAGTTGGGCAGCTTTTCTTTGTAAATATTCAACCCTAGCCGCGTCCTTTTTAGATAATCTTTTAGTGTCTATAAATTGACCTCTAATATTATCAATTTCTACTTCAATATCTGAAATTTCTTTTATTCTATCCCACTTCTTAAAATTAGTATCCATTGATGGGATTAAAATAATATCACCCTCATTGATAGAAAAAGGGTTAGAAATATTATTAAATTTTAGAATAAGATCTGATAAATTGTCGCCATTATAATATTTACGAGAAATCATATCAATCCTACCGATTTCGTCAATCGTGACAACGTGTCTAGCAATTAACTTTACTTGATCACCAAATAAAATATATGGCTCAGTCATTCTAAGCTTGCCATTTTTTATTTGTTTATTATCAATATTTCTAAAATCCATGATTAACCGTTTGCAATTTTTCTAAATGTATTTGTAAATTCATTGGCTTTACGATCCTTATTACCGTATGCGCTAACATCTAATGTATTGTTTACATCAACACCATCTTTAGGAGAAACATAGAACCTTCCTCTACCTGAGTTAAACATTGATTCAATTTCAGCCTTATCTCTTGGTCTACCTGGTTTTAATTTAATTGTAACAACCATTCTTTCTGGAAAATCTTCAGGTCCCATGTTGCCTTCAAATGCAACATCAGTCCCTGTACATGCTAAGTTACCTAATACCATAATTGGATTTAATGGATTACCAATTGTTACGTGCCATTGGCCGGTTGGATCTCCAGTTAATAATGAGTTAACCGCTTGTCCACCTGCTGGCGAATTAAACATTTCCATTAACGATCCACCCAACATACCACCTAAAGCTTTACCAGCATTACCAACAATATTTTTAAATTGATCCATAAGACCGCCGGATCCACCTCCTAAATCTGTAACAACTGATTTTAAGAAGCTTCCATAATCTCCATTACGAATATGCTCAAGATTGCCTAAAGGTCTAGTGACTGATCCATCACCAATATATCGAACTGAACCACCCCAGAACGGAGCATTATTTGAAGTTAAAACAAGAATATTTGCTAATTGATCCAGCATCAAAAGTTTTGGATTAGCTCCACCAAGTTCTCTTAATTCATATTCAAATTTAAGTGTAAATTCTTGTTCAAATGTCAAACCTTGATCCCTCATATAAACCTCTTTAATAACGTTTAATGGACCAAATACGTGGTTAGGATACGTATTACTAAATGAATCATAGCCAGAATTGGCTCTTTGGCTCTGTAAACTTACTGCGTCTCCACCTTGTGCAGCATTTGCAAAGTTTCTTAAGAAAGAATTGCTCTCAACAAGATTACCAAATGAACCTGCAGATTCTCCCTTCTTAGATTGAATCTCTTGAACCGCAGCTTCAGCATTCTTCCAATTAAAACCATGTGAAAACTTTAAAATATCGGTCATATTATTACCGCTTTGTTCGCCAAGCCAAGTAATTGCTCTGGCGAGATCAGGTTGAGGCGTTGTTTGACCATCAACCCCCTTCGGTGAAATAATATCATCAGGGCATGGGAATGCAAATCTACGAACCGTAATCATCATGTTATTTGGAATCTTACCAAAGAATCTAGTTAATGCAAAATCAGAATAATCATATCTATAACCGACGTTACCTTCTATTCCGCTAGTGATCTCAATGATTTGAGAAGCTGTTGGATTTTTAATAGCAGATGGTGATAGTTGATTATATGATTTAGATTCACCGCCGGTCTCTGGAAAGAGAGGAGTACCTTGATAATTAACTAAAGAATATTTGTTAAAAACTGAATATGGTCTTGGGCCTTGTGTAGTTGTCGCCTTTGAGCTACCTTCTGGTAATTTAAATTCTTCAGATTCTACAATCTGATTATAAAATATACTAGCGTCATCAGACACTGTAGTTTCTGTTAATTGTGGAGGGTTTGCAGATGCGTTTGCATCTATATCAATCTGAGCAAATGCAGTTAATTTATTACCTGTTCTATGTGCAGCCCAACCTTTTTCAAAAGAAGTTGTCACATTATCTGGTGAAGACCCTGAGAAATAGTTAACAGGATCATTTAAAAAGCTACCAAGCGCATCACCAGAGTCAACACCCTGGTCCGATATTTTTTTAACACCGTCGTCTAATGAACTACCCAATTCATCTAGATGAATATTGGAAGTAATTTGATTTAAAGAAAAAGTATCTAATCCCATTAATATATAGTAGCTGTTTTTATCCTACTATATATATTCGATTAATTTACATATTTAAATTATCGTAATCTGGCCCGTTAGGACGATATAAAAGTTTATCGAAATAGTCCTTTTGATTAGGAACTCTATCTCCTAAGAACTTTTTGATGTGTGCTTCAAAGACTCCTCGAGTTTCATAGTAATATTTGCCATCTTTATATACTTGGCGAGTTGACATCTCATATAGCTCCCGTAGATTCTTTTCAACTAAAAAGTCTTGAATGCTATTGTACAAATCCATCACTTGATTTAACGTTTTTGTACACATAACCGAATCAACCGTGATTAGATATGTTTCAGCATTTGCTTCTAAGTGTTCTTGTAATTCATTCTTTGTAGAGAATTGAGAGCGCTTAAATCTAAATTTAGTATTAGCACCATTAAAGTTTTTTTCAAAGTTTGTGTCAAAGAAATACCTTTTTAAGAATGATAGATCATCATAAAATCTAACAATTCTAATCTGATATTTAGGCATTTTTTCGTCAAACTTAACATCATAGATAATTGCGCGAACTGGAAATAACACATTCGTAAAAGAAGTGTTAGAGATTAGGGCGTGGATATATTCACCTTTACTAAATAATCTGTGTTTAATCATTGTCAATAAACTTAACGCAATCAAACTTATTAAGAATAACTCTAGATGGTGTTCTTTCCATCTTTAATACATTTAATGCAAGAGTATAGGATTCTTCAGTATTTGACTCGATTAACTCTCTAAAGTTAGAAACCGTGTCAGTCGATAAATTTTTGAATGTATATACGATGGTTGTTGGGGTCTGCTTCTCTTCAGAAAAAATAGATCTAACTGTGTTAATAATATGAAGAGCTATTATAGAATCGTTTGGTTCTGCCTTATACGGGTCCGCTTTGATTAATTTATTTTTAATATTTAAATAATCAATTATGACAAGGCTTGGATCCTCAATAGATTTAATAAATTTATTGAAGTCCCTTTTAGATTTGTACCAAACGCATTCTATAATAAACTTATTCATCTTTAGGTGGCATCAGTCCTTGTAATTCGGACTTCAGCTCTTCAATCTTATTTTTAATCTGCTCTGGCGTAGGTTGGTAATCTTCTCCCCAACCTTCGTTGATTTGGATTTGAGAGCTCGACCTTGAATTGCCGAGCTCTAATCCGATATCTATACACAAATCATAGATGAATTCAATCTTCTTTTGATTTGTTGCAAATTCATACACCACAGTAGATTCATAAGACTCGCCAGCCCCATTGATATTGTCATCATTAATGGTTTTAATAATACCATTATCGGCGATTTGTAGTGTAACTATTTGCATAATATTAAGCTCGTGCTTTGCGCATTTCTTGCGCTTGTTTTGTTAATTGACGAGATTGTTTTTTATCTAATTTGCGCTGAGCAGGGTCTGAATCTTTTACAGTAGTAAGTGACCATGCTTCTTCAAGAAGAGCGATTTCTTCTGTGTTGTAACCCATGTTTGACCAGGTTTCTTTCATTGCCTTTAACTTAGATTCCAATTGCTCTTCAATTTGATCCATTGTACGCTTTTGATATGCTTCATGCATCATCTTTCCATCTTCACTCATTTTAGCATACCACGAAAGAGCCTGTGGAGAAAAACGGCTGAACATGTTTTTAATCTTTAAGAAGTTAGCGCTACGAAATTGAGATCTGCGATTACGGCGCGACATTGTTGTATTCTTACTCATGTTGTTTTAAATTAATTGTTAACTTTTTATTTATCCTATTTAGTTTTTAACTGTAATATTCACGTAAATAATCCGTGATGTTGCTTTTAATATAATCTTGAAGCTTATCCATTTCAATTTGAGAAAGTGCAACTTCCATAATCTCATCATTAAGATCCTGTTCTTCCATACCTTCTGATAACATTGCATGAAGCGCTGGAGTTGGAATATTAAGATTGATTTTAATAGGAATAGTTACAAGATTCTTTTTACTCATCTTCATAATCATCTTACCCATAACAGAAGGTTCTTTAGCGACTGTCGGTTGTTGAATGATTACAGCATCTGAAGAGTTTGTTGCAACTGTATTTGTTTGATCTTGAATAGGACCAGTTTGCAGAATTTCACTGGTCAATTTAGATGAAATTTTGTCAGCCCCAGGAAGTGGTACTCTACCGTCTTTAATTTCTTCTAAAAATTCTGATTGAATATTTTTAAAGATTCTAGTGCCATCGGTAAAATATAGAAATTCAGCATCAGTAGATTGTAACTCGACAATCTTACCAAAGTTATCCCCTTTTTTCCATTGATACCTTTTTAATTTTTGATCAGCCATAACTTCCGACATAACATTTGATTTATTTTTATTGAATAATTCTAGAATCTTCATATCCCTTTTGAAACTGTTCAACAAACTCAAAACTTTCAGTTGGGCCAATAACTGCATCAGGTGATTCTATATAAATTTTGTAAAATAGATCTGGGCCTAATCGATCTAATGTCTCTTGTAGTTTTTCAACTTCTGGTAAATATCTCTTGTTAAATCCCATCATTCCAAACTGTTACACATTCTACTTCAATATTTGCCTTTTCCAATAATTCAACGCCGCTCATATCACGATAATCTTCGCAATAATACACTTTTGAAATACCTGCTTGAATAATTAATTTAGCACAATCAAAACATGGACATGTTGTCGTATATAACTCAGCACCATCACAATTCATAGTTGATTTAGCGACTTTCATAATTGCATTTGATTCCGCATGTAAAACCTCACGGCGAGTAACCGTCTTAGAGCAACATCCATTATCACAAACATAACCCTTATCAATTAACACATGCGCATGATCTGGATTTTCATAAGATCGAATCTGTTCCTCTTCGCATTTGTTTTCAAAACCATGTGGCATACCATTATACCCGAAAGAAATTAACTGCTTATCTTTAACGATAACGCAACCTACCTTTCGTCGTTCAGCATAACTCAATTTAGCAAATTGATACGCCGTTTGCATGTAGATAACCTCTATTGGAATTCTTGGCATATATTATATTATTATAATACTATTTATACACCTTAGTTTGAGATTGTTTACGAAAAGAAAAAGGGCCCGTATAGAGCCCTTTAAAAAATTATTGAAAAGTTAGATAAAAAAAATTAAGCTCTAACATCAGCTACTTTTGCTAATTCTTTTAATTTAGCTTGAGCTTGCTGAAATTTAGAAAATGCTTCGTCGTATGTCTTTTTACGATCTGCAACTTCATCGCAACCTTTTTTAATATCTTTACAAGTCTCTTTTACACCTTGTAATGCTTGTCCAGCTTTCATGAAATCTTTTCTTGATGATCTATATTCACCTTTAGCAAAAGAATATAGAGCTAACATATCTGGCGACATTTTATTCTCTAATTTATCGCATTTAGCAATCGCTTTTTCCGCCTTTGCATCTGCTTCCGCCTCCTCTGCTTCGTCTCTCTCTTTCAAAGATTTCATTGTATCTTTCTTATCTGGTAGAACGTGTTGCAACATTGCAGACCATTTAGAAGATTGATAACTCAATTCTCCAATAATTTGAATTGTTTTTGCAACAACTGGTCTAACTTTCTCTTGATCTTTGTCTCCTTTTTCAAGATTAGAAGCTTCAAGAACAAATTGCTCAAATAATTTTATACGTTTCACAAGCTATAATAATTATTGTTTTATTCAGCAGTATCTTCAGCTTCTGGTGCTGAATCCATTTCCTTCATTTCATTCATTTTCTTAGTATATGCTTCGATCATCTCATTACAAGCTGCTTCGAAAGCTTCAACTGCATATTCTTCTTTCATCTCTTTAAGAGTATTTGCAGCTAATGCAGCAATTAAAGCTGCATTCTCTTTCATGTAAGATTCGACAGTATGCTCGTCATGTGCATCCTCTTCGTATGCTTTAGCTTCGTTCTTACAAGAAGATTCATATACTTCTTTTAACATTTCAGCAACGGTCTTTACTTCAACTGGAGCCTCAGAAGCACCTTCGTGCTCTTCTTCCTCAACTTCTTCAGCTTCAGAAACTTCTTCCTCAGATTCTTCTTCTTTTTCTTCAGATTCATCTTCGTCATCAGAATCTTCATCTTTTTCTTTTTCCTCTTCGGCTTCTTCAGCTGCTTCCTCTTCTGGAGTTTCTTCTGATTCCACTTCTTCAGCTTCTTCTTCTTGAACCTCTTCAGCTTCGTCTTCTACTTCTTCAATTTCTTTTGAATCAACTTCGGCCGTATCAACTACATCCTGTTCGATTTCTTCAGTTCTGTCCATTTCTGCAACAAACTGCTCGAATGATTTTAATTTTGCCATTATACTAAATTTTATTTTTTTTTAGTTATAAACTATATATCTATATTATCTTATTAATTTTTAAAGACAATTGGGATGAACCTGGGATCAATCTATGATATAATCCAGCAGGTATTTTAATATCAATACCTGTGAGCAGTGGTATTGGTAGTTCATTATCATATTGAAATTTCCAATCTGAATCGGCTAAAACTTCAACAATCCTGTCTTCGTTATCAAAGTGCCACTTGAATAGGTGTTCTGGTGAATTTGGAATAAATGTTCTAATGATTGTATTCTCATCAATCTTTTCTTCTGTAAATGGTAGGGTTTGATCTTCAATCATTTCCCACATTTGTTCGGCTGTCATTTTTCCACAGCCACAATTTTTACATTTACAATTTTCTACCACGGGGAATCGGACTTTAAACCTAATTGTTTACCAAAGAGGGTTGGCCCATAACAAGCCCAGAATCCAGCTTTATTTGGATCCATCTTTTCCATCTTATCGCAACCATGTCTTGCCCAAAAACTAGCAGCTTTTCCTGGATCATCATTCTTAACAGTTAAGTTAGGATCTCCCCATTCAATTTTCTTAGCAATAATATTACCTTCTTTATCTTCTCTGCCGGAATTGCGGTAAACAATATATTTCTTGTCTCCACCACGTTCAGGTGAATCCAATTTAACTTTGACAGTATTACCACCCCTTGGAGTATATACAGCCGCCTTGCCAACCTCTAGGTTTTTAGCCATCCAGCCTGAAGGACCTTTCAAAATAATATTGCCCTTATCCCAGTATTGTTTTACCTCTTCAAATAATTTGACATAAGCATCGCTACCCAGCCTAAAGAACGTCGTTTGAAGATCTAAACCTTCTTCGATGTGTGCTTTAAGTTCAGGCGAAACACTCTTCCAGTCCTCAAATGTTTTAATAAATCTCATACATTATATATCAACTTAAAACTAATTCATTTAGAAATTGCTCACGATATTTGAGTAGAGACAATTCCTTAGCTTTTGCTTCTATTTCTATATCAAGATCTAGGCCATAAGTTTCAATATATTCATAAATGTAATCTGCATGAGCGCGCAAGATAACACTAGCATCTTCATGAATCTTTTTAGCAGATGAATAGTGGCACAATTGACGAATACCTTTAGGCCAGGTTAAAGCCGCTAGGCGCAATGCTTCTTCTTCGGGCATTGGATCTTCATAGCATCGGTGGTGGTGATAGTCAAATGTAATTGGTGTGCCAACTTGCAAATAGATGTCATAAAGATCTTGAACCGAATATTGTGCTGGTTTGTCGTCATTTTCAAGAATCAAACGAGCTTGTGCAGATCGGGATAACATTTTGAAATTTTGAACAAAGCGGGCTTTAGTAGATTCTTTGTCGCCATAAGAACCACCAAGATGGATATTCATCGAATAATATTGGTTTACCGGTAATCCCATAGCATCAAGGATTTCAGCATGTTGATTCAATTCTTTGACAGTAGCATCAACAACTTTTTTAGTCGGTGATGGAAGAACACAAAATTGACCAGGGTGGAATCCAACGCGTTGGCCATATTTTTGAACCAATGTACCTGATCCCTTGAGTAAGTTAGAGATTGTTGACCAGTTAGGCAAATCAGTAAGCTCATATTCACTCATCCAAGGAAACATAGAGCTACTCATACGGTAAACTTTGATACCATTTCTATGATTCCATTTAATAATCTCAATCATATCGCGTACATTAGCTTCTGCTAGTTCACCAGCATACTTAATTCCTTTTTGTTGGAATGTACGTTTAATCATAGATCGACCAATCTTAATACCTTGTTCGTCAAGAGTTAGATTGATACAACAATATCCTAAGTTTACTTTGCTCATATTATATTTTATATTGTTTTTTTAATTTGTTTATAGCTGTTTCAGCCTCATAGATTTCATTAAGTGTAAACACATCAACATCTTGAAACATAAATCCGCCAACTGTAGTAATAAATACATGATTACCTAGTCGATCAACTGAATCGACCTCATGAATTGTCATATCCTCTAAATATATGATTTTAGATTCGCCTTGAAGGCGCTCAATCCTCTGTTCGATCGTTATCATTAAAGAAATATTTAAGAAATTGATAAAATACCAATGGCCAAACTATGATTGCAACTATCCTCTCAGAATTGGTTAACCGAAGATCTTCATTTTCTTCACCCAATTGATTAACTAAGTAATCAAAAACAATATTAAATATTGTACCAATTAAGATGTACCAAAAAATCAATCCCATTGCTTCTCGTATGTGTACCAATGGTCTGCAGTTGCACAATCTATGAGAGCAGATTCCATAACAGTAATAATCTGTTTTGCTGTCATCATATCTAATTGAGAGTTAATCCACATTTCAGCCAGTAATTTATCTTCAAATTTAGAGGTGGCATATTTCATAAGACCACTAGCCATTCGAGTAATAATTGAATCAATGTCAGAAACTCGTCTTCCAACTATCCAGGGTTCAATTAAAATGCCAGAATCTTCAAGTTCTTGCAGAATAGTGGCTTGATCAGTCATCATGAAATGCGTCTTTAAAAATACTTTGAGCTTTGATATATTATCTTCGGTTAGAGATTGAACTGCTCCAACCAAAATACCATTACATTTTACTTCTGTTGCGTTAAATTCTAAATTCATATTTGTCATTTGTTTAATTACTAGGTAAATATAATAAAAAAGTCTGACATAAAAAAATGTCAGACCCACTTTTTTTAAAAATTATAGTCATAATATTTACGTGGAGCATCGGCGATTTTGCGCCAATCATACCGACCATTTGTCATACGCATTTCAATAACTTCACCAACCTCTTTGAATTCCCATTTCTGGTCAGAGTTATTAGTGCAGTGGGCTGAAAATCCACCAGGAACAAAGTCCATCTTTGTCTTATTCTCAGTGGCCTCAATAGGTTGTACATACAAAATCGTTTTGGATTTGATACCAACTATTTTTCCAATTGGATTAATGTCTGAGTAAAGATACTCGTTGATGTACTTGCCAATCATGTCTTCGTTCGCGGTGAAAGTTTTTCTTGTCATGTGTTTATCTTTTAATTATAGTATAAATATAAACAAAAAACCCGACATAAAAAAATGTCGGGCAAACTTTTTTCACTTTTTTTCAAATTATTTCCAAAATAACTGGATCGCAATGATTGCAGTGGCCAGTATCAGCGATATAAAGGTCTTGGCATTTACGCCTTCATTCATAAAATAATTAGTTAATAGAGCAAATGATAGAATACCAATTGCAAATCCAATAAATCTACCTGGCCAAATCAATCCGTCATAATAACTGGCAACAAACGCGGTTGCTTTAATAAACATATATGATACTAAAGTTCCTCCCATTAAAGCCACTATAAATGGATTTTTTTTAAACCATGGCCACATGAATTGACCATTGCTTTGAAACCATATTATAGATTGGCCAACCGTATAAAGCAATATGCCATATAATAATCCTCTCAAAACAATTGACCAGCTGAAGTTAATAGATGGGAAATAAACGATTCGCGGTGGTATTCTGTTTTTCCAGAATTCTTAATTGCTGTAATATGTTGTTTAGTCCCGTACCCTTTATTAGAACCCCAACCGTATTCTGGGTGATCTTTACTAATTTGCTTCATGTACTCATCACGAGTAGTTTTAGCCAAGATTGAAGCAGCCGCAATTGAAACATATTTATTATCTCCACCAACTACAGTTTCGTATGGAATTCCAGCAAATCCATGAAATTGATCCCCATCGACGAGGATAAAATCAAATCGATTAGCGCGATCATCTAAATATTCTAAACAATCATGCATCCCTTTTAATGTTGCCCTAAGGATATTCATCTCCTCAATTTTATCAACGGCAATGTGTGTAACGTGCCATGCGATCGCATTTTTGCAAACAATCTTTAATGCTTCTTGGCGTTCGCCTTCACTTAGCAGTTTGGAGTCTTTAATCAATGGGTGATTAAATCCACGTGGCATAATACAAGCCGCTACAGTTACTGGACCTGCAAGAGCCCCACGGCCCGCTTCATCTACTCCTATTTCTATAATTTCAGGATTATCGTTAAATGAATCTTTAAGAAGAATGTGTTTGGACATAAAAGCTTATTTTATAATTATATCCAAAATATTGATAATGTTTATTTCTCAGGATTATCCATTCTCCATTTGTCATAACGGTTTACAACATCTTGTAAGATCTTAGCTCTCACAATATCCTTTTGTGTAAACACATGTTCACCAACACCTTTAATGCCTTTCATTAATTCAGCAAATGATTCTAGTCCAATATTATTTTTAGCAATATCATATTGGCTAACGTCGCCAGTTACAATTACTTTAGATCCATTACCCATTCTAGTAACGAATAACATTAATTGTTTAAATGTAGCGTTCTGCGCCTCGTCAAGAATCATAAGAGATCCATCGAAAGTATCTCCTCTCATAAATGCAAGTGGACGGAATTGAATAACTTCAGACTCTACTAATTGCTCTGTAATCTGTGGGCCAATAATCTTACTTAAATTGGAAACGTATGATTGCATATACGGATCGATCTTTTCACTAATATCACCTGGCAAGAATCCTAGCTTTTCACCAGCTTCTTGAATAGGCTTACAAAGAATAATAGTGTCAATCTTTTTTTCTGCAAATAATTTTAATGCGACATAACATGCGGTAAATGTTTTAGATGTTCCGGCTGGGCCGTGGCAAAATGTTATGTCATTCTCTAGAATGGTTTGTACATAGTGTTGTTGAGATTGTCTTAATTGAGCTTTAACAGTCTCTGGTTTAATCGAAATCTTTTTTCGACCAACCTTTCGGTTTTCATTGTTTTGATTCATTCATTAAAATTTAATTAATCACCTGCCATTATGACAAGATCTTTCAATTTCATTAACTTGTCGCACTTCTCATACTCCTCAAGACCTTCAAAATATCCAATTAAGATATCAATGAATTTTGAGCGTTGACCAATACCGTGAGGGATTTCAATAATATCGCTTCCTTCTCTAAATACAACAAATCGATTAACTGTTTTAGTAAAGTTTCGAGTGATTGTATAGTACGAAGCTCGCATTAGTGAATCTCTGTCTTGACCTAATATTTCATCCATGATTGCGACCTTCTATGTTTTGTTTTAACAGTGTATATATTTAAACCGGGTTAAACCTGTTAGTTAATTTGGTAAAAAAATATAATGATATTATACTCTGTTAACTTTATTCGGCAGACTGATTATCACCGAATTTTTGCTGAATATACTTAGCTTTTTGATTCTTAATCCTTTTGGTTACGGATGGCTTTGTATACTCCTTTTGGTCGCGAAGTGTTTTAGTTTGTTTAGTTTTATTTACTTTATATTTTAAGACCTTTAAGGCCTTTTCGATATTTCCATTATCAACATTAATAATCAACATATTTTATCAATGATTTTTTTAATATTAAAGCACTTTTCATATTCTTCAGTGCCTTCAAAATATTGTAGAACGTTAGTAAGAGCATCTAACTTTTCATTAGCTGGTGTGTTGCTGCTTAAAGCATCTTGTTCATTATTAACAATCGCTTTATAGATCATATTCATCATAGTATCTTTCGATCCTTGGATGATGTGTTCAATACCGTTGTCTTCAAATTCGCTAAGCATATAATTCTTTAATTTTTTCTACTAATTTTAGTTGCTCTTCGTTTAGATTTGGTGGTAGAGTTCTGAGTTTAATCAATAAACTGCCATATTCATTTGTATTATATATTGGCATTCCTTTGCCAGAAATTCTAAGTACCTTTCCTTCGTATGAATTTTTAGGTATATTGACTGTAATATCATACAAACTATTCTTTATATTTATCTTTGTTCCAAGTAATAAATCAACAAAAGATAAGGTACATTCAGTCCAGATATCGTGTCCCTGTATAATAATATCGGGATCGATAATATATTGTATGGTTATGATTGCATTTCCTCGAGGGGCGGATCGATTGATTGGATGATAATCTCCTTTACCGTTTACTTTAAGTTTAGCGCCATTTAAAACTCCAGCTGGAATTTTAATATTAAAGCTATCACCGCCTAAATCAATATATTTAGAACAACCATTATAAACTTCTGACATCGTTAATGGAACTGAAATCCTAACATCTAATCCTCGGGCCTCTTGACCAAACGATTGATTAAACATTCCAGACCAATCTCCACCAAACTTAACAAAGAAATCTCTAAAGCTGGAATCTCCACTTTGCTTAAAATCGTATTCTTGTCTCTTATTGGTATCGCCTAAAATATCATACGCCTCAGAGATTTGTTTGAATCTATCTTCAGACCCACCTTTATCAGGGTGATGAATCTTCACCAAATCCCGATAAGCTTTTTTTATCTCATCGTGAGAAGCATTAGAATTTACCCCTAAGACTTCGTAATAATTCATTATGCTTTTTTATTACGCGATTCCTTAAGCGCTCTGCGTTTTTCAGCAACTTCACGCTTCTCCGAATTCTCCATCTTAGCTGCAATCTTTTCTAATGCAATTGCAATGCGTTCTAATAATTGATCGTTCATAATATGTTATTCTAATATTATATTATATATCACATTTTGTCAATGTTTAAACATAAAACCAACCGGGCTAACCCGGTTGGTTTTAGATGGTATCAAGTACCCTCTTTAAATCTGTGCATTTTTCATATTCCTCAAGTTCTTCAAAATACTGCATAGTCTCGCTGATAATTTGCTTGAGCATTCTAGAATTATTGTGATATTCTGTATTGATACCATAATTTTTGATAGCAGTATAATTTGCTCGAGCCAATCGATCCTTCAAGATCTCCATGTGTTCTTGAGAATTGTCAAACTCTGGTGTGAAATCCTCTTCAAAATCTTCGTTAAAGTCAAACATAGTATCTGTATTTTGTTTTATAAGGTAAATATAACAAAAATCCGCGATATAAAAAAATGTTTTAGCTAATTTTTACAGATTTTTTTCTAGAAATGTTCTCATCTAACATCGGTAAATTAATCGCGAGCTCTCCATTTTCGCATTTTGCAGTTACCTTGTCATAATCGATTTCAAGAGTCTCTAGATTAAATCTTTTGTTTACAACCTTCTTTGAATCTTCTGTTCCCTTAGATCCTTGAACATGTAGTACATCTTCTTCAATATCGATTCCAATATCATCTTTAGAGAATCCCGGTACATTAACAGTTAATACGTAACCGTTTTCATTCTTGTCAATATTCCAAGAATTTGAAGTTCCATAAGATGGAATGTTGTTGTTGAAAATAAAATCGCTAAACATAAGTTGATTTAAAATACTCATAATTTAATTTCTATTTAGTTAAACATTTTTTTGAGTTATTGTCATAACATATATTATAATGCAATAATCATGCCATTGTTAAAATATGTCAAATAGTCACTTTTTAATTAATTTACTGTAGTTAAATATGTCACAATGACACTCTTATTGCTTTAGCCTTGATTTGATTAATTTGATCTAGCACTGTCCCATTATCAATTGCCTCTTGATAGTGCATACCAACCGAGTTTTCATGGTTCTTCGCGCTCATTTTAACCATATATTGATTATATCGGTCAGTTACATACTTCTCTCCAAGAAATTTATAATGAAGCATCTTTAATGGTTCGCGGTTAAAATCATCTAAGATCTCAAATAGTTTTTGCCAACGACCCCATTGGTGACCTAGATATTCCCCCATTGGTCGAATATCTTTAGGAACTGGGTGGTAGAATTCTCCTAAATCGTAACTTAATTCTAATTCATGTGCACCTTCAACCCATTCTAAATCATCTATTAGATTTAAATTAACAATCATTGGTTTTACATACCATGGATTAGGTTCTCCCCATTGTACATAATCATATAATTGTCCAGGTAAATCGTATGGAAAATCATCGGATGCCATTTGAAAACCTGCTGGATAGAATACGCTACAATTTTGATTTTGAGATAGAAATGATTTCAAGTCTGTATGATACACAAACTCATCACAGTCCGTTAAAATGATAAAGTCGGCCTGTCCTTTAGCATGTTGAATACTCTTTCTCTTTAATTCAATATGCGTATAATCATTGAACTCGCCGTTAGTTTCAAATGGGATTATTTCAACCTGATTTCCATATTCCCGTGCAATGTCACAGGTTGAATCTGTGGACATATTATCGTATATGATAATTTTATCACAAAATTGAGAATAGTGCTTTAGGTAATAAGGAAGCATTAACTCCTCATTCCATACTAGGACGTATGCCCATACTTTCATAAAATATCTAGATTTGCGATTCTAAGCATTACATTCATAGTAGCCTTAACATCTCCTTCGCAATACGTTTTAATATTTTCAAGTTCACCAGCCCAATAACGATCTGAAACTTGATCATTTGAAATATCTTGTTTAGGTGAAGGAATATCTAATGCTGCGCAAATTAAATCTAATGAAGTACTATTTACTCCACCAAATTTCCAAATTTCATAAGTATCTAATAAGCAGTTTTCCCAAGGCTTTTGCTTCTGGAAATGAAATTGATAAGGTACTTTTAATCCATTAATTAAAGATCTCTTAACAATCCACGGCATATCAAATCGCTTAATGTTATGACCAACTAGTTGAATCTTAGGATTCTTATTAAAAACAGCCTGCATAACTCCGTTAAATTCTTCAAGTAATACCCTTTCATCATCTCCATAAAAAGATCTTATATTAGCCGTTTGAGGAACACCTTGTTCATCAAATTTAATTTGGCCAATAGAAATACAAATAATCTTTCCAAATTCTGGAAACCACGCCGCTCCTTTTTCGTAAATATCTTCATCGGAAAGGTCCTGCATGCCATCTTCATTTTTACGTTGAAAATCAGCCTTAATTTGCCAAAGTTTGCTTAATCTATCTGAAACCCCAGAAAGATCTTGATATTGGCCAGCTGTCTCGATATCAATGAATAAAAAATCTTTAAAGTCTGTTTGATTGTACATATTATTTTAATTCTTCATAAGTTAGTGCAATATTTCTAAGAGGAATTGGGTATCTCATCTCCTTGTCGCCTTCAATAATATGCATACGATACCACTTTTCGCCGTAATGAATTTCTAACCTTTCAATACGATCCCCTAATGTTCCTTTAATGATGCCTCCTGCGAATGTAAAATAATACTGTTCTCCTTTCTTTGGAGACTTAACAGTAATTTTGCGATCCTCTTTCTTTTTCTTGGCCATCTTAAATATGTTTCAAGTATTATATATGGCCAATGAATAAAGTTTATAATCTAGAATCTAAGAATGATGTGTGGTCTTTTACTTCTCTGATTAGAGAATAGATTTCATAGGTAATATGGATTTCTAAAAAGCCACCAGATATTAAATCTGGTAGCTCTTTATAATCAATCCAATAGTGAGGTGGAGTCTTAATTCTACCATTGATATAATCATACATCGCGTCTATGTCCATGTGGTGTACATAGATTGTAACGAACATTGATTTCATATCAGGGTATTTGTCCATATACTATTTATTATTTGTAATGCTCTCCGCCTACCCATAATACAAAGGAACGTCTAAGTCCTTTTGTAACTGGTTTTACACGGTGAGGCATATAGCTTGGGAAAATGATCACATTACCTGCTCCACGCGGTGTGTATTGTGCTGTATCGATATCTCCACCTTGCCAGATTTCAAGATCTCCTCCATCATATTCGTTTGACTCCGATAATTGAACCGTAATAGAAACCTTTCTAAGAGAAGCTCCGCCGTGTCCAATATCTTGGTGCCAATCGTAATGACCTAACTCGGCTGCATCATATTCGGTGTATTGAATCTGTTCAGGCGCAGTATGCAAATCAAAATGCCAAAGAGAGTTATTAGCCTCAACAGCCATATTGATTAATTTTTCATATACCCATCCCCAATGTTCATCACGCGGGAGCCACTTAATATTTGAACGTCTTACTTCACCACCATCGGTGCTACCTAACGTTGTTGCTCTTTCAAAAGGAATATTCTGCAAGTCTGCATAAATCTTATGCAATTCTGATCTAGAAAATCCTTCTTTAAACCAATACCACTGTTGTGGATCATTGTGTTTGTACGGAAAAACGTAATCTGTTTTCATAATTTTAATTGTTTGTTAATTTGTCTCTAATATCATTTACGGCTTTATTCCAAAACGTAAATTCTTGTTGTAAAATATATTCGATCTCTCGTGAAGTTGCGCTGTATTGTCCAATGGCTTTTAAGTTATCGAAACATAAACTTTGTTTTTGGAGAAGATTTTCAGTTACATAGTGTATAAAATCGTCTCCAAAATAAACTCTAAAATATTCAGGAATAGGCGACCAATCTTTTTTGTTAATAATTATAAGTTGGCCGTATCCATTTCCTTTAAAAGGCTGTGGAATTACATTTAATTCCTCATTATCTCCATTTATCTCTTCATAAAACGGTTGAGAAGTTTTATAACCTAAATTACCAAAGGATGATACAACTTCAGGCTTATCTATTACGTCTCTTTTAAATGTTTTACATAAAAGATCTACATTGACGTGTATATCATCATTTAATAAGCAAATCCACTCGTTGCTTGCTAATTCGACCCCGCGGTTCCATGCTGGATTAACCCAATAATCTTTATCATTAACTACTTTAATTCTAGAGTCTGGTGATTCATATCCTGATTTTGCATTATCAAATATAAACAATTCAATACCTGAAATAGTAGAAGCCTGAATGGCATCTATTGTTTTGTAGATGCATTCAGACTTCCATAAAGTAGGTATGATAAATGTTACCATGTTTCTTGTAGAGCTGGTTTGTTTACAGCGTCTGGATTGAGGGTTTCTCCTTCAACGTATGTAATATTTGCAACTTGTTCTTCTTCACCAAATTTGGATTGAACATGTAATGGTGCATTTGGATTTTCATAGTATGCCCAGTCGTATAATCCAAGTTCTTCAAATCTATCTTTAATTTGTTCATTATAGTAGTACATAATAGTACGAACTCTACGTTGAATATCTGCTCGGGCCAAATTGTGTGTATTTTGTCCACCTGCATTATTGTAGATATATTGAATGTAACATAGATTTGGAATACGACACATCTTAGTATGTAAGAATGTGCGTACAACTAATTCATAATCATCAGCAATTGCTAATCCTCGGTTATGACCACCAATTTCAAAGTATGTAGATTTTCTCCAAGCTCTTACGTGGTTAGGTACACCAACAATATGTCGAATTGTTTTAGGATTAATGTCATGTTGATTACATACCCAAACATCTTTACCTTCATATTCTTCTAATCTATAATTACCATAAGAGAATGCAAAGCCTGGATCATATCTTAATGATTCTCCTTCTTCTGTCCATTCAGTACAATCAGTGTAGAAGAATCCGCACTCTGGGTGCTTTTTCGCCGCTAAATGAATATCCATTGCTGCGTTTGGTGTTAAAATATCATCATGATCGAATTCTGCCAAAATGTATCCTCTTGCAAGAGCGTTACCACGATATTTAACTTCACCGATAATTCCACCTGATTTTTCTCTAAAGTCATATACCTTAACTCTAGGATCCATTGCTGCAATCTTCTCAGCGATCTTCAATGTTTTACCACCATCGGATGAATCATTCACTAGAACCCATTCCCAGTTTTCATAAGTCTGACGAGCGAGAGATTGGTATGTTTGATATAATTTAGTACCAGTGTTATAGATTGGTGTAACAAACGAAATAGTTTCTTCATCATTTAAATATTGAGGACTGAGCATGGTTGTCATTGCTCCCATATACGCTCTTGAACCGATTTCATCGATTGGTATATTTACATCTTCAACATGATTCCATTTTCTACGTAAAGAAATTGGAAGAGATGCAAGATTTGGATAATCTTGCCAAGTGCCTCCTACTGTAACAATAGAATCTGGATTAAATTCTATAATTTGTTGAACAATGCCATTATCATTCTCAAAATACTTTACGTCAAGATCGTTTGCCTCGTAATTTACAAATTGACGGCTAATTAATTCAGGCTGGCCTGGACCAATGTAAATTACCTTTGGAATTCTAGCCTTTGATGGCTTTTCCAAATGGTTATAATAAGATAAGATTTCATTATGCCAGCTAAACCAATCAAAGTGATCTTTGAGAACTGCTGAAATAAAATATCCATCTGCTGCATAATTACTTCCAAACGTATAATCTTCCATCAATGATCTTTTGAAAATAATCTGTGCAATATCTGTTTTTTGGAAACCAGTATTTTCAAAAGTCGCATGCCTAACTTCTAATCCTGTAAAATCTTTTCCACCAATATATTGGGAAAATACATGGATCTTTGCATTTTCTTTTACAAACTCAGAAACTCTATTGTAAAAGTTTTCATGTAAGATATTATCATCATCAAGGAAATAAATCCATGCATCTTGATCTTCAATTCCTTTAATTAATTCAGTGCATTGTGGATATAAAAGACCGCCATCCCCTGCATTGATGAAATGAATTTTAGTTTGTGGACCTGAAATACTTGATAATAATTCAGCATCAATATCCTTTAAAGGTGCTGTATCAAATATAACGTGCCAAGTTATGTTTAATCCGTGTGTATCTGTGAAAACAGAATTTTGTACTGTCGTTAAATTTTTAGGACGCGTACATCTTGTTAAGATATGTAAATTATAAGCCATTTATAAATTTATTTTATTCAACATCAAAGAAGAACATGTGAAAGAATCTAGCATTATGGATTGCATCACCAAAATACTGAGTTGCTGCGTGAATATTAGAAGAATTGAAAATAACTAATCGGTTATATACGTTACCTAAAGTATCTACCATTTCATATTGTGATGAATCGTAGAAATTCATTGAATCACTAATTCCTTTAAATACTTCTTCATATAGATTAGAATTTCTACTATCACCTGGGAAATTGCGAACACCATTAATCTTACTCTTGTACATCGCTGTACCAGAAGAAACTGGAGCATTTGGCGTAAGATATACCATTGCTGCTAGCATTTGTGTATCGATATGGTACACAATAGGTTGATCCGCAGTACAGAATTGGAAAACACCATTAGCATAAGAAGTGTGGTTCCAATTAATAATCTTACGGCCGATAATTTCTTCAAGCTTTTCTTTAGTTCCTTCAAGAATAAATCTGCCATGTGTTCTTTGGCCCTTATGGTAATTTGAAGGTTGGAATTCTAAATTATTAATTGCAAATTCTCGAACAGCATCTGGGTCCGCGTAGAAATCATCAACAACAATAAGATCTTTATGAGTTGTTGGCATAAATCCTGATTTTTCAATAATAGCAGCATGTAAACTACCAATGAAATGCTCAGTACCATCTTCTAATACAACCACAAACCCTGTAGAAATTGCTGATCTGCTTAATCCAAATTCAAATCCTAATGAATCTACATTATTTGCAAATTGTGGATAAAAATCCAATACATCAGGGCGAGAATAGAATTTAGCCCCTAATTTAATGTGTTTGTAACCGTTCTCATTAGCTGTCCAAAACTCGGTAATCTTACCAAGATTTGAAGCAACCCAACCTGTTAAGGTATAGAGAGTATCACTTTTAACTGCTCTATCTAAGTTTAGTAATACATTTGAACTTGCTGTTTCGTGCATAATTGTCAAATTTTTATATTTATATTCTGTTTATTAAGATTGTTTATTTTTCTTTCTGATTACACCTATATTGTGGTATAGTTCAATATCGTTATATTCTCTAGGATTAATTGTTGGATTTTCAATTAAACCTTCAATTCTACTTAAGAATACGTCAAATGTAAGATCTTGAGGATTGTTTTTAAATTCTTCTTTAAGCATAATCACATGATCTGTGTGGCGTTTAATATGCTCAACATGATCTGTAATATCTTTATCCTTCTTACACATCGTACAGAAAGAATGGTTTGGTACTAAATATCCATATTTACATCTGTTAAGTCCTCTAGCTGGATAAACTCCACAACCAAATTTACCTTCTGCATAATGTTGCCAATCATCTTCATAAGCCCAATCCTCAAAGTGAACAAATGTACCATAATAAATCCAAGCAGCTTTCATATCATCTGGTGTCTGTAATTCTGCTTGTCCCCAATCTTGATTACCTTTATGTTCGGTTGGATTTCCATGTTCATCATAAAACTCTTTTAATGGAAAAACGCCTAAATCATAATATGCACTCATTCTACGAAGACATGGCGTATTTGTGTACATTCTTTTATGCATAATTGCATATTCATTACCAGTCCAATCTACAACCTGCTCAACGTTTTCAGGTCTGACCCAATATCCAAATGTATATTGTCGATCATCCATATCATCTAGATATTTTCTTAATTGAATATGAGTTACATCTTTATTAACTTCAAGAAACTCAATACTTTCTTGAATCCAATTATGACTTAATCCTGAAACCCAACTTGGAATGTATAACCAATCTCCTTCTAAGAAGATACTATATTCGTATTCCTTAGACATTTCGCTTAATCTATTAATCCCTCCGCCTGGACCTAAATTTACATCGCTAATCCGGATATTAAATTTAACACGGTCAGAATAAGTTTCTTGTGCCCATTCTAAAGTTTCATTAATAGTGTCATCGGTTATATTTACCCAAATAAACCATTCAAACTTGCTGCCACTATAATCATCCATAAAAGATTTTATAGTATACTTTAAAGCTCTACCTCTACCTTGAGTTGAATGTGTTAAAGTACAAATACAAAAGTTGTTAATCATAATAAGTTATTATATTACTCTGTTATTATGTTGTATATATCTCATAAAAAAAGAGGACCGTAGTCCTCTTTTTTATCTAAAATATTTGTTAATATTAAGCTGAACCTCTTCCTGGTCTTGGGGACGGTGTTGGAGATGGTGATGGAGATGGTGGTGGTGCTTGTGGAGTAACACCTGTAATTCTACCTTTATAAATATTAACAATATATCCATTCATTACGTGATCTATTGTTAATGTACCTCCAACGTGGTTTGTTGAATCCCATCCAAATCCAGGGAATCCTTTTGCACCTGTTCCACCTGGGGCTCCAGTTGTACCTGTATAGCCTGTTGGGCCATTTGGCCCTGGTGGGCCGTTAGGCGAGGATCCAGCAGATCCTGCTGGTCCTGTTGGGCCTTTATAACCTTGTAGACCGCCTGGACCAGGGGTTGTTGAGTTTGGACCAATTAATCCTGTTGGTCCTGTTGGGCCAACATAACCTTGGTAACCTCTAGGTCCTTGTGAACCTTGTGGACCTCTTGGGAAAGTTCCTTGATTACCTCTGTCTCCTTGAACACCTTGATATCCTGTTACAAGAGGACCAGTATAACCTTGTGGACCTTGTGGACCTCTTGGACCTTGTGGACCTTGTGGACCTCTAGAACCTTGTGGTCCTCTTGGGCCTGTTGGGCCAGTGTATCCTTGTGGACCAGTAACTAATGGACCAACAGGACCAGTTGGGCCTTTATAGCCAATTGGACCAGTATCTCCTTGTGGTCCTCTTGGTCCTGGTATACCTGTCGTGCCAATATATCCAACATATCCAGTTGGACCTGTAACTAAAGGACCAATAATACCAGTTGGGCCTGTTGGACCGCCTGGGCCTGTAGTTCCTTGAGTACCTCTTGGACCTTGTGGACCGCCTGGACCTTTAACTCCAATATAACCTGTAGGGCCTGTAACTAAAGGACCCACAATACCAGTTGAACCTGTAACTCCTTTAGTTCCTTGTGTACCTTGTGTACCTCTTGGTCCTTGAACACCAGTAGGGCCTGTTGGGCCAGTATATCCAGTTGGACCAGTAACTAATGGACCGACTGCTCCCGTTGGGCCAGCTGCTCCTTTATCTCCTTGTGGACCTCTTGGGCCTTCAGGACCAGTACCACCAGCTCCACCTTGTGTGCCAGTATATCCTGTTGGACCAGTAACTAATGGACCTGTTGGTCCAGTTCTACCTGTATAGCCTGTATATCCAGTAGGTGCAATTCCTTTAGGACCAGGTGCTCCAACAGGACCATTATATCCTGTAAATCCAGTTGGACCAGTTGGACCAGTTACTCCTTGATCTCCAGTAACTCCAACAAGGCCTTGTGAACCTCTAGCTCCTTGAGGACCTTGTTGTCCTAAGTATCCAGTATATCCTGTTTCACCTTGATATCCTATTGCTCCTGGAGCTCCAGTAAAACCAATAGTACCTTGTACTCCTTGAGGACCTCTATCTCCAATAATTCCTTGAGAACCTTGAGAACCTTTAGCTCCTTGAGAACCTATAGCACCTTGATTACCTTGGAATCCAGTAGCACCTTGAGAACCTCTAGAGCCTTGGAAACCTTGAGGACCCTGTGCACCATTTGGACCAGTTGGGCCAGTTGGGCCAGTGTAGCCTTTGTCTCCTTGAGGACCTCTAGCTCCTTGAGTGCCTCTAGAACCTTGAGCACCTATGAATTGAGGAAAATTAGAAGGATTAAGATTACCAGCATGTAATGCTACGTTTCCTCCAATTGTTGTTCCTATTTTTAATACAGCCATTTTTTTATATTATAATTTATTTCAATTTCAATTTATTAGAACATTATTAACCCACCTTCTACTGGTCTGGAAACTGATCCACCTTCAAAGAAGAGCTGACCATCTACACCAGCATAAACGCTAACATTATCTACGCCTTGATATCCTTGTGGGCCATTTGGTCCAGTTGGACCTGGACCGCCTTGTGGACCTCTTGGGCCTTGTGGGCCTTGTGGACCTGGTGTTGAATCTCCTGGTCCACCTGTTGGGCCAATGTATCCTTGTTGACCTTGTCTACCTGTAAAACCATTATATCCAATATTACCTTGAGGACCTTGTGGACCTACAGCACCTTGTGGACCTCTTGGACCTTGTGGGCCAATTAGGCCAGTTGGACCAGATGGACCAGGTGTTCCATTAGAACCTTGAGGTCCTTTAGAACCTTGAGGACCTTGTGGACCTGCAGCACCTTGTATACCTCTTGCTCCAGGAGGGCCAATTGGACCAATATAACCAGTATAACCAGTTACTCCAGTAGGACCATTTGGACCAATATCTCCTTGTGGACCTCTTGGGCCTAAAGGACCTGCAGTACCTTGAACTCCAGTATATCCTTGTGGGCCTTGTGGACCATTTGGACCTTTATATCCTTGAACGCCAATATAACCAGGTGTACCTTGATCTCCTTGGAAACCTCTTGGGCCTTCAGGACCTGCAGTACCTTGATAACCTTGTACTCCAATGTAACCTGTTGGGCCAACTAAACCATTGTATCCTGTAACTCCAATTGTTCCAGTATATCCTGTTGCTCCTTGTGGACCTCTTGGGCCTAAAGGACCTGCAGTACCTTGAACTCCAGTATATCCTTGTGGGCCTTGTGGGCCAGTTGGACCTGTTGGGCCTGTTCTACCAATATATCCTTGAACACCAGTATCTCCTTGGAAACCTCTTGGACCAATTGGGCCAGCACCACCTTGATAACCAACATAACCTGTTGCCCCAGTAAATCCTTTAGCACCTTGAGGGCCAATATATCCAGTATAACCAGTATCTCCAACATCTCCTTGGAAACCTCTTTCACCAATTGGACCAGCAACTCCTTGATAACCATCAACACCTTGAGCACCTTGTGGACCTAATGGACCATTAGAACCTTGAGGACCAATATTTCCAATAAATCCAGTAGCACCTTGAGATCCTTGGTAACCAGTTGGACCTGTTGGAGCAATACCTTTAGCACCCTGTGGACCTACTGGCCCTGTTGGGCCTGTTGGAAAAGATCCCTGTGCTCCTTGTGGACCGCGGTCTCCTTGGAAACCTCTAGGTGAATCACCTTGAGGACCTTGTGGACCATTAGGACCTGTTGAGCTTGTAGGACCTTTTGGACCTGTTGATCCAGTATCGCCTTGTGCTCCAGTAACTGCTGAATTTGCTCCAACTGCTCCTTTAGCACCTTGATTACCAACATAGCCTGTAGCTCCAGTATTACCAGTACCACCAGTATAACCAATTGGACCTGTATATCCTGTTGCTCCCTGATCACCAATAACTCCTTGATCACCAGTTAAACCAACTGGACCGGTATTACCGATCCATGCTGTGTATGCATTTTTATCAAAATTACCGGTGTGAAAAACCGTTTGTCCAGCAATTGTTGTATTTAATGATAATTTTGCCATTTTTTATATTATATTCTTTTTCAAATTAGTTTATCTTATTAATAGATACTTGATATAAAACCAGAAGTTACTGTAAAGTTTTGGTAGTTATCATCTTGTAATGTTCCATTATAACCGCCTGGAAGAACCAAGGTTAATGGTGGTGTAGAACCTGTAGCTCCTCTAGGACCTGGAGATCCAGTAGCACCTTTAGTTCCTGTTGCTCCTTGTGGACCATTAGGACCTGTAGGACCTGCAGTCGATGTAGGACCTTTACCGCCCGTATCTCCTTGTGGACCTTGTGGACCATCTCCACCCTGAGGACCTTGAGCTCCTCTTGGACCTTGTGGACCTCCTGGGCCAACTGGACCAATATATCCTGTTACACCAATATATCCGGTATGTCCTTGTGGACCTGTTCCACCTATATATCCAACTGGACCTATTGGTCCAGTTGGGCCTGTTGGGCCAACAGTTGTTTGAGTTATACCAATTGGTCCAGTATATCCTGTTAAACCAATGGTACCTTGGTATCCTTGAACACCTCTTTCTCCTTGCGGACCAATCGGTCCTTGAATACCTTTAGCTCCTTGTGGACCTGCGTTTGTTTGTGCAGATCCTTGATCCCCTTGTGGACCTCTTGGACCAATTGGACCAACATATCCTTGTGGACCTCTTGGGCCTTGTGGGCCTTGTGGACCGGTTGAACCTTTACCACCTTGTGGACCTGTATTTGTCTGCGCAGTACCTTGAGGACCTCTTGGACCTTGACCTCCTTGGAAACCAATATAACCTTGATCACCTCTTGGACCTTGGTCTCCTTGTGGACCTCTTGGTCCTGTACCTCCTTGTGGGCCAGCATTTGTTTGTGCTGGACCTTGTACACCTTGATCACCTTGATAACCAATATATCCAATATAACCATCAGGACCCATATCGCCTTGTGGACCTCTAGGTCCTTGTGAACCTTTAGCCCCTTGTGGACCTGTTGTTGTTTGTGCAGTACCTTGTACACCTTGATCTCCTTGAAATCCAACATAACCTTGTGGGCCTGTATTACCTTGAGAACCTTGTGGACCTCTTGCACCTTGATTACCTTTAGCCCCTTGTGGACCTCTCGTTGTTTGTGCAGCACCTTGTGGGCCTCTTGGACCCGGGCCTCCAGTACTTCCTTGGTTACCACCAGTACCTTGAACACCTTGAGCGCCTTGTGGACCTTGAGCACCTACTGCTCCATTACCACCTTGAGGACCTAATGGTCCTGCAACACCTTGAACACCAGTATATCCTTGTGGACCTATTGGGCCAATTTGACCAGTAGATCCTTGGTTACCAGTTGGACCAACATAACCTTTAGCACCTTGCGTGCCAGTTGGACCTTTAGCACCTTGATAACCAACGTAAGCAGTTGGTCCAGTTGCGCCTTGATAACCTGTATCTCCTGTAATACCTTTATAACCATTAGCACCGGTATATCCTGTTGGACCAGTTGGACCAACATAACCTTGGTCACCATTAAATCCTGTAAATCCTTTAGTACCCTGAACCCCTTGAGATCCTTGAGCACCTTGGTTACCAGTTGCTCCTTTATAACCCTGGACACCTTTATAACCTTGAGGACCTGTTGCTCCTTTAAAACTCAAATAAGAGTTTTGGTCAAAGTTGCCAGCATGTAATACTAAATGACCTCCGATTGTAGTTCCTGATTTTAATTGAGCCATTGTCTATATTAATTGTTTTTTAACTGTTCTAATTGTTGAACTAAGTTTTGGATTTTATTACTATATCTATCCTCGATAGATTGCCTTTCTTGTTCGGTTTGGGCAGAATTTATCTCTAAAGTAATAAAACCTAATTCATTTTCTATACCTTGAATTTGCTCTTCCATTTTCTATTATATAAAATATTTTTGATTTGTTTTAAACTTTTAGATCGATAACCCCTTTTCTCTTATACACTGTTTCGCCTTGTGTAGATCCGTCTTCTTTGATAAGTTTTTGACCTCTACCAACCGCAGCGTATGTGCTTCTGTATCCACCGTTCTTAAATACTGAATATTCATTTCCATCATTAACTAAAAGAATTGATCCCATTGAAGCCATTTGAGCATCTAATGCAGCATTAGGATTAATAGCGTCAAACGACGTTAAAACCCAAAGTTGTTCTGGACCAATTGCTGCTAAAGCATTAGCAAGATCAGTTCTTCTAGCATCAACACTATAAATATCAAATACTTCTTGTGAAAGAACAGTGCCTGAAGATTCTTCTATAACTGTTAAAGCCATACCTCTACCGCCTGGAACACCAGCATCGATTCCATTAATTCTAACAACTCTAGAACCTTCAATTGCAAAAACATCTCCCTGGGCAACATCACCATTTTGGAAAACTCCACCATACGCGGTTCCTTTAGCAAAAATGTGTGTTGTCTTTTCAGCTAAGTTATCAGCTTCCCAACCTGTTCCGTTATACTTAAATCTATTATTATTAGTAATATCTGTGATTTGAATATTATCAATAAATACGTGAGTGCCTCTAGACCCTTGCGATTGGTACGTAAATCCAATTTTAAGATTATTATACAAATCAAAAGATCCAGCAACCTGTTCTGTTCTATAATCCCAAATACTTGGATACTCTTCACTTGGTGGAACACCTTTTGTTGGAGTTCCAGTCCAGCTTGGTTTTCTATATACATATCCTTCATGTGTAACCAAACTCCAATGACCGTATTGAACATTTGGATCCCATACCGTTCCATTAGAACCCGGTACCCAATCTAAATATTGATCTTCAATTGTAAAATCATATTCATATCTTTGCCATTCCCAATCTGTATCGAATGCTCCGATGGGTTGGTTCCATGGAGTTGGTAAACCAATACCTAAGCTACCCCAACCAATTGTATGGTTTTGGAAAATTTCCATATAATTTCCATTAGTAGATCCTCTGTAATCAAATGAGAATCTATACTTATGGCCTCTTAATTTACAAGCTGCTGGCGGATATAAACTTAAACCACCCCAAGTAGAATCTGAAGTGATATTAGGATATCTAAAAATATGCATACCGTAAAGAGAATCTTTACCAGCATATTTACGCATTGTTGTATAAATATTTGATTGTTTATAAACATACCAACCTGGGCCAGCGCCTCCGGCATTTTCTGTACCAAATGTTTGGCTGTTTGGATTAGACCACCATCTTCGGCCGTCTTCGTTAATGTGCCATCCAAGAGCATCTAATGCATTATAAGTCTCACTAATATTTAAAGCTTCTAAATCACCAGTTGTTCTATTCATTTTAGCAACAACATTAGTACCTAAAGAAGCCCCTTCAATTAAGGAGCCATTTTCTACTTGAAATTCGCTTTCACTAGCGATAAATTTTGAATGATTAGCCATTTTTATTCTTCTATGATTTCGCCGTTAACTGTTAATTCTCCGTCTCTACTTAAGACTCCAATTTGACCGTTAATAGGACCTCCTGTATTTAATTCATTAAATTCTTGTGCATACATTATGCCAGATGAAGCTTTCTTTGATTTTGCTACCTGGTTTGATTCATTTCCTTGGAATTCTGAAGAACATGCAATTGCAATATCATCTAAATATAATGTAGGATAAGGAGAACCTTGGCCGGCAACTAGATAATTGCCTAAAATCATAAATTTAATGTATGCTGCGTTATATCTAAACCTGGTGTCTGAATTGTAACATTCAGCATTTGCAGGTATTATTTGTCTATAGTTAGTCCACGTTTCTGGAATGTATGGCGCTCCAAATGCGTAGTTATAAGTCCCTCCCGCTACACCTCGTGAAATCGGTGTTCCAGCTGGTAATTCATATCCAATATTTGGAAGGGGTGATTCTAGGGTCATCTGCCACTCATTAGGGCTAACCTGTACTAGTCCTCTGTATATAATGTTATAATCGCCATATCCGATTCTTGTGTATCTGTGTGGTTGACCATATTCTGGATGTGATGGCGGAAAGAAAAGAACATGTCTAAAATACCATGTATTCGAAGTTACATCAGTGCCGACATACCAGTTATTTGAAGATTCGATATAAATGATGCTATCACCTGGGTTAGCAGGTCTTGTCAAATATGTGTTACCAATATCTCCACAGTTTCTTAAATCAATAAAATTATAAAATGCGTCAAAACATGCAAATCCAAGATAACTGCCGGATAAGCTGCCTTGCGCATTTCTTTGAGCTGTTTTAGCCCATAAAGAAATTTCATATTCCTTTGAAGTATCGACTGAAACAAACTCATCAGATAACCATTGATTAGTATTTGTTTGTGATAAGTGATAATTTCCAGAATGCGGATCTGCTGAAGAGATCGATGCTCCTGTAAAATTATAATTGTTACCAAATTCGAAATTTCCATTAGTGTACAAATTAGTACGGCCTAAGGTTTCGTCGTATGATAACGTTTCGTTAATCTCAGTTGCCAATAGGTTGGCCGTGTTCGTCCACTTCATAAAAAGGATATTCTTTTATATTTTCTGTAGTTGTTTCTTCATTATTTAAAATGAAATTTTTGGCATCTTCAGAAGAGCCAAATTCAGCAATATTATTACCGCTATTATCGAAAACTATGTATTTATTTGTAAATGATACGATGTACATTGCTTTAATTTCTTTGATTATAAAAATAAATTGCAGGGGGTGTTGAACCCCCTACAATCTATATATTAAGTTTATTATACAATTCTAAACTCTAAATCACCATTAGCGTTTTGATCGATGATGAAACCATCAACTCTTAAAGCCGTTGTGTAAAGTGTTGAACCGTCGAATGTTAAGTTAGACTCGCCATTAACTGTTGAACCACCAGTTGCTGTAATAATGTTATTGTTTGTGTTATTTACAACAGCTAAAGTAGGACCAGTTGGACCAGTAGAACCTTGATCACCCTTGAAACCTTGAGCTCCAGTAGAACCTTGTGGACCGGTTGGACCTTGTCTACCTTGAGTACCTTGAGCACCTGTAATACCTTGATCACCTTTGATACCTGTATCGCCTTTAGCACCTTGGAAACCTTGAGCTCCAGTAGAACCTTGAGCTCCAGTAGAACCTTGTGGACCTGTAGGACCTTGTCTACCTTGAGTACCTTGAGCACCTGTAATACCTTGATCACCTTTGATACCTGTATCGCCTTTAGCACCTGTAGCTCCTGTAGCTCCTTGGAAACCTTGATCACCTTTAGCTCCAGTAGAACCCTGTGCGCCAGTTGCTCCAGTTTCACCATATACTCTACCTACGTTTAATTCTCCAAACGCATCGCCAGTGATTAATAAATCAAGACCTTGTAATCTAGCATTTGTGATTGAACCACCCGCAGAACCAGTAGCACCAGTATCACCTTTAGTACCTGTAACTCCTTGTGGACCGGTTGGACCTTGTCTACCTTGAGTACCTTGAGCACCTGTAATACCTTGATCACCTTTGATACCTTGATCACCTTTAATGCCTGTAGCACCTTGGAAACCTTGATCACCTTTAGCGCCTTGATCACCTTTGAAACCTTGATCACCTTTAGCGCCTGTAGAACCATCTCTACCAGCTGCACCTTGGAAACCTTGATCACCTTTAGCGCCTGTAGTACCTTGGAAACCTTGTGGACCCGTAGGACCTTGTCTACCTTGAGTACCTTGATCACCTTTGATACCTTGATCACCTTTAGCGCCTTGGAAGCCTTGATCGCCTTTAGCTCCTTGAGCCCCTTGGAAACCTTGATCACCTTTAGCGCCTTGATCACCTTTGAAACCTTGATCACCTTTAGCACCTGTAGCACCTTGGAAACCTTGTGGACCTGTAGGACCTTGTCTACCTTGAGTACCTTGATCACCTTTAGCGCCTGTAGCACCTTGGAAACCTTGGTTACCATCACGACCTGTATTACCTTGAGTACCTTGAGCACCTTGCATACCAGCTACTGAACCAATCCACTGACCTAATTCATTGATAATTGGCGTGCCATTAACTAATACGTTGTTATCTGGTTTAAGGTTAATGTTTTGATCTGCGTGGATTTCTAAATCCTCTGGTGTGTTTGTATTTGCTGCAATAAATGTATTTAATGCATCGCCTGCAAATGCAATTTTAAATTGCTGGTCTAAGATGATGTTACCATCAACTGTTAATTGACCATTAACTTGAGTTTTACCAACTTGTAAGCCAGTTGTTGCGTTTGATCCTGAGATAGATTTTGATGAATTAACTGTGATATCAGAGTTAATTGTCAGTCCACCTTCTGATGTTACATTAATACCACCAGCTTGTGCTTGTAATTGTAAAACACCAGCACCTGTCGTTTGTACTACAAATGCTTTATCTCTATCTGTTGATAAGATAATTGTATCAGAACTATCGTGGATAACCTTCTTTCCGTTAACATATAACGAATTAGGACCCACGTATAATTCATCAATGTGCAATTCAGTACCATTTGCGCCAATAGATAAAAGCTGCACTGGAGTACCGTTATTATCGATTTGAACGTTTGGTGGTAAGATAGATACGTCAGCATCTCTACCTAACTGTCCCTCAATATATTGGTGAATGTGTTGGAGTTCCGTTTCAAGACCTGCAACACCGTCAACTAATTCAGAAACAATCGGACCTAATTTGAAAAGAGAAGTGTATGTCTCATCTGCACCATACTGAAGTGGCTTGCTTTCACCTGTTAATCTTGAAGCAGTATACTTTTGTTTAAGTATAGCAGCCTCATCAGATACAAGCTTCAAATTAGATCTTAGCGATGCTAAATCTTTTAAACTAATTCTTGTTGCCATTTTTTTGTTTAATTTTTTTTATTAGAATTAGGGCCGGCCGAAACCGGCCCTTTTTCTAAGTTTAATTATTTTAATCTGCTCTCCAATTCTGCGATTCTAGCATTTAAGTGCTTAACCACTTGGAATAAGTAGACTGTCATTTTGTCATAGTGCATTGAGATATAACCTCCTTGGCCGTCTGTAACACCGATTCTTGGATCGAATTCTACAACTTCTTCGGCGATGAAACCAATATCTCTCTTACCTGTTTCTGTCCATGTGAACTCTCTAGCGTTCAAGCTTAGGAATGCTCCCATATTAAACTCTAAAGGTTCAACGTCAGATTTGAATCTTAATGAAGATGCTTGGATACCAATACCTCCACCTAGCATATCAAACATTACTGGAACTGGTGCGTCAAATACGCCATCGTTAGGCATATTGCCTGGAACAATGTTAAGGTGCCACGGAGTACCATAAGCTGTTCCTGCGTCAGTGTCATTAGTCATTTTGATTTCACCATTCTGGAAACTGAATGTAGTACCGCTGAACGTTAAACCACCTTCACCATTAACTGTTGAACCACCAGTTGCTGTAATAATGTTATTGTTAGTGTTATTCACAACTGATAACGTAGGGCCTGTAGGACCTTGGCGACCTTGTGTACCTTGAGTACCTGTAGGACCTTGGTTACCTTGTGAACCATTAGAACCATCAGTTCCTGAAGGACCTTCAGGACCCGTAGGACCCTGATTACCTTGGTTACCCTTGATACCTTGGAAACCTTGATCACCTTTGATACCTTGGAAACCTTGATCACCTTTGATACCCTGATTACCTTGGTTACCTTGAGTACCTTGAGCACCGTAAAGACCTTGGTTACCTTTGAAACCTTGGAAACCTTGATCACCTTTGATACCTTGGAAACCTTGATCACCTTTGATACCTTGGAAACCTTGATCACCTTTGATACCCTGATTACCTTGGTTACCTTGAGTACCTTGAGCACCTTTGATACCTTGGAAACCTTGTGGACCTTGACGACCTTGTGTACCTTGAGCACCTTGGAAACCTTGGTTACCTGAAGAACCTTGAACACCTTGTTGCGCAACAATTGCAAATTCAACATAAACCCATTTGTCATCTGGGAATGCATTGTTAAATGGAAGCACAGTACTGTTCATTGTACCGTTGACAATGTAGTAGTTGCCAACTGTTGTGATGCTACTAACTGTAAACGTGCCGGCACCTGCGTGTGGAGCGTTAACGGTCGATATCATCATTTGAGTACCTGGGCCTGCCGCTGCGAATGCAGATGCAAAGCTATCTCCGTCCTTATCAAGTACATTGAATGTTAATGAAGTAATATAAGTATTACCTACTTCCATGAATGGGTTAGTAAATGACGTTGGGCCAGAGATTTCACCAGAATTTGATGATTGACCATCATTCTGCCATTTCCAAATACCTTCAACCATTGCTGAAGAACCTTGAGAACCTTGAGTACCGTTAGTACCGTTAGTACCTGCAGCACCTTGGTTACCTTGAGCACCTTGAGCGCCTGTCCAGTTACCGGCTGGAGCCCAATAAGAGCCTGACCAAGAGAAGATTGCACCAGAAGATGAAATGTATAATTGGCCAACGAATTCACCAACAATACCATCTCCACCAGGATTTGTAGAAGTACCTGATAATGATCC